TAACTGTAAATGTTGAGGCCAAAGTCAAAGAGCAAATTATTTTGGACAGCAGTGGTTTGAATTATTGAGAACTTATTTATCAAAGAGGATTTATAAGTCGGATTCTCTAGTCTAAAAATGGCGTTGAAAAGAGAAAAGCCCCGCGAGACATTTCTCACGAGGCTGGAATCTTGGCGGAGTGGACGGGACTCGAACCCGCGACCCCCGGCGTGACAGGCCGGTATTCTAACCAACTGAACTACCACTCCTTGGTGGATGCTGAGAGTCTCGAACTCCCGACCTACCGTCAGGGCTCTCAAGCAACGTGGGTAGATTATACACACAAATTCTATCCGTGCAATGAGTATCGAAAAACGTGGCAACAAGTATCGAGTGACCCTCACAATACAAGGCAAGTTCCACAGGGGGACATTCGATACACTCAAAGAGGCGAAAGCCTTCAGCCGTAACCCTTCAGGCTATTTTGAAGATGATGGGAATATCAGCTTTAAGCAACTGCTTGATCTGTACGCAGATCAGGTTGCGAAGTATCACAAGGGTGCGAAGCAGGACATTCTCCGAGTGAAAAAGATACAGAGAGATGTTCGTATCTCCTCCGTCAAAATCTCTCAACTTCAAGTCAGAGACTTCGATGACTACTTCTGTCGCCGTCTTAAAGTAAAGACAAACAGGAACACAACTGTATGTGAATGCACACTGAAAAAGGAACGAGCGATAATGCACTCGGCTTTACAGTTTGCAATACGCAAAGGTTATATTAAATCTAACCCTATGGTTGGGGTTATGAAGCTGAGAAGCCTACCTCCTAGGGAAAGGATTGCATCCAACCAAGAGATCACCATGCTGTGTCAGGAGGCTGGTTGGTTTGCAAGAGACATTCCCAAGACTGTTACGCAGAGAGTCGTAGCAGCTTTTGTTTTTTCAACGTTGACGGGAATGAGACTCGGAGAGATATGTGAACTTGAACGATCATGGATCTACCCAAAATCAATCTCTCTCCCAGCTGGGGTAACTAAGACAAACCGTAAACGTGACGTGGCTTTATCAAGCGAAGCGAGAAAACTTCTTAACTTAATCCTCCCCTTAAATCTACCCAAAGTCTTCGGACTTCACCGAGGTTCAGTCACTACTATCTTTAGAAGACTTAGAGATAAGCTGGGATTCACAATAAAGAAAGACAGCCACGGCAACGTAATACAAGAAGCCCTCCGTTTCCATGACGGAAGGGCCACGTTCTGCACTCATGCCGCTCAGAAGCTACCGCCTTTAGCGTTAGCTCGTCAGCTAGGACACACAGATATAAAGATGACTATGCGGTACTACCGTGAATCGGCAGACCGCATAGCAGACCTGTTAGATTAGTTCTCCTCTAAGGGAACCAAGTAGTCTTTTAATTCACGTCCGAGAGATCGGAATCCACCGACGACAGGGATGCGGCTTTCAAGAACACTGAAGGCCCTTCTCTCGTCTTTGTTGCTCGGACGTTCACTCTTAATACCGAGACCTTCCGCCGTCATGTTGTAGCCAGTCTTAGCAACGTGGTAGGCATCCATGGCCGTACCGAATGACGGGCCGAAGAGCTGCTTAGCAACATTGAGTTCTCCGTAAGCTCCGTCCTGTGTGGATTCGGTAAGGTTGAATGCGAAGTCACCGATGACACCCAAGGCACCAAGACCCATCAGACCTGAGGCATACCAGCCGATAATAGAATCAGCCTGTGTACCTTCCAGGTTATCGGCCCAAGTTTCCCAACCAAGCTGACGGCAGATTTCGGAAGCTAGTCTCTGCTTGACACTATGCATATCTGCAAAGGACTGATCGTCATCTTCGTAGTCAATGTTGCGACCAGAGATTACGTCACGTAATGCCTGACCACCGGCCCCCATACCAACACCTAACGTTGCCAAGAGAACTAACGGTTTGATGTTGGCACCGTTTTTGAGACGAGCGGAATCTAAAGCCCACTTAGTCAGACGACCTAACATCAACGGGTAAGACTTGAACTGGAACACCAGTCTTCCGAATCCTGACTGTGCCCAAGCTGGAATATCTGCACGGTTGGGAGCAAAGGCAGATTGATTGACGAACTTCACAACAGCTCTTGCAACCTTCTCGTTCATGCTTTCAAGACTCGGGTCTGTCTTACAGGCTACGATCAAGTCTGCGTAGTTCGTTAAAGCTCTGCCGTTAATGAACTCAGGGTCATTCAGACCAAGCGTTCTCAGCCAGTACATAGCCTTACGATAAGTCAGACTGTTCTGATTGCCGGAAGCAATCGCTTCACGAGCCTGTCTCTGGAAACACTTAATCGCTTCAAAGCCAACGTTGGCCGACATCTGCCGAGAGAATGCCGTCCACTGGGTAAGACCTGTTGCCTTGAAGAAGGCGTTGTTCATACCCTGAATACGTCCGTTGTTGTTATTGAGGAAGTTATTCATTCTGTCAGTTTCAAACTGAACACCGAGAGAACGAATGGCATCACGTTCTGCCTGATCTCCTCCTGCCATCTGCTTCATGGTTGCCTTGATTCCTTTAAGGAACGGCATCACTTCACCTGAACGAACACCGATCAAACCAACGTCGGACAAGGATGCAATCGTTGCCATTGAAAGCATGGTCATGTTGTTCAGAGATGTCATCCAACCGATAACAGCACTGTCATCCTTGGGAGCTCCTCTCATACCTGTAAGAAGGTCAGACGCCTGTACTAAATACTTAGCGTGTTTCTGAGGAATCTTTGCATCAGGGCCAACAGATAGACCGAAGTCCTTAATGCCGTTAACAAGGCAGTTCATTTCACGCTGGAAGTGAACAAGCCCTGCTCCTCTGTTTGCGGCATACAACTGAACGAGCGTGTTCACAATGTTGTCAACTGAAACTCCATCGTTCAGTGCTCTTTCAATAGACTCTGCAATCTTCTTTGCTTCCTCAGGATTAGTTGTTAAAGGCCCGAAGAGATTTACTTCCAATGCGGAATTTAATCTAGCGTTGTCTCCGCTTTGGAAGATTCGTTTCTGTGCTTCTTGACTGTGCATCAAAACGTTAGCCGCTCCGTCAAGACCACCGGCTTGTACGGAGAAGTAAGCAGCTCTTCCGTGCCCTTCAACACCCCAACGTTTGGTTCGTTCAATCAGCGTACCTGCATGGTCAATGTAGTCACGAGCCAATGCTTCAAGGTTGTTGTCAAACATATCGGTCAGACCAAACTCTTTCCACTGCTCAGGCTTGATGTTCAACACACGAGCGTACAAACCTTCACCACTCTTACGAGCAAACTTCGGGTCAGTTCCCGAGAATCCTGAGAACTCAAAGTCGTTGGCAATGTGGGAGTACAGACTTTCCGCAACATTCACCGCATCACGCTGAGACTTTCCTTCGCTCACGAAGAACTTAGTCATACCTTCCATGAATTTATCATGGTTGTTCGTGACCCAATCCTTATTGAATCTCTGCGGCAGGTAATGGAGAATGCCGTTCATTCCACGGTAGTCGTTGACTTGAATACCGAGATCAACCATCTCCTTACGAATGGCTTCAAACTGGTTAGTCAGTTCTGTGACGGCATTTCTCTGAACCTCGTTAAGGTTGTCCCACTTCTTTTGCCAGTTATCGTTTGTAGCTGTACGCATGAAGTCGATCACACCACGTTCATTCTCTGTAACGATACCAAGATGGTTATTAGTGAGGAGGCTTCGCTTCATGTCTTCAAAGTCGTTGCCGATCTGATTGCGAAGGTTTGATCTACCTTTTACCTCACTACCTCTCAGCTCACGCAAAGCAGTCTGAAGTTTGTTGTAGTGTTTACCAATGAAGCGTGACTTATCTTCGTAGAAGAATCGTCCTGTTTCGGCAAGGAAGTTGGCGCCTAAGTCCTTACAGCGTTTCGTGTTGGACGAAAGCACTAAAGACAGACCGTTGTCCATAGAGGTCAGCGCTTTCTTGAACACCGAGTCTCCCCACCAATTGCGGATACGTGTAGGAATCAGACCCGCCGTAACCTCAGCTTGGGCAGGAGTACATCCCTTACCCAAAGCGGCAATCTGAACAGCGGCCGAAGATGCGTCCTGTGCATAGCCGTTGTCAATAGCGTCGTTCATTGCTCCTGAGATCGGGGTGTATGCCTTGACCGTTGTAGGTTCAGGTGCAAGGTTGCTGTAAACAGTCTGCACCACATCGCCAACAGGAACCTTCTTACCGTCTATAGTAAAGAACGCACCTTCAGTTCCTTTCTCAAAGTCAATGTCTGCAAATGCTTTCTTAAGATCGTCAGTCTTCAGGAACTCTCTCATACCGTCAAGGATGTTCTCAGGAAGATTGAGAAGTCTTGCCTTGTAGGATTCACGGCTTACTCTTGGAGTAGCCCCTGTATCAAAGATGTATTTGATTCCATCCTCCAACACATCCATACTCATATTGTCGCTTAAGGATAGATAGAGATTGGCGGATAGCAACTGGTTCACATCAGACTTCGCTCCCTGAGTAAGGTACAAGCCGATTGACTTGAGCTTAGTTGTCGCATCTGTGTAAAAGTCAACATCAGCTTTTCTGCCGTTCGGATTCGCAATAAAACTAGCAGAGGCATCTACCACTTTCTCAGGGTCAATAAATTCAGGAAGCTCAATGTCTAAGAGGTTTGCAATATCTCTGACTGTTAAATCATCCCTGCCTAAGAACTCACTGTAGCGGAACAGCATTCTACGAACGGCGTCTCTAACTTCAGGCTTTTCTGATGTAAGAATAGAATCGAGAACTGCTTTAATCTTCGGAGGCGCAAGATTCGGAATGCCGTCTGTTTCACCTAACAGAGCCTTGGCATCAACGCTTTCTTTGACGACGCTTACCTCAGGAGTCTTCGGGCCACTCGGTTTAGACGGAGGAGTGAACTTCTCTCCCTTAGGTGCAACACTCGGACGGTGACGTTCGTTAGGAGCAAGGGCATAGCCGTTGTTCTTCATTGTTGTGATAACAGAATCTTCTGCGTCAACAATGATGTCGTACAGTCTGCCCAATGTTTTTTGAATAGCAGCACTGTTTCCTCTCGGCGCCCCCTGTTCTGTTTTATTAACAAGCTCTGCTTGTGCTGTACCTTTGAGTTCTTCGAGACGGGTTTCATAGAAGTCCATGAAGCCCATCATCTCTTCTCGAGGAATATTCCCTGCTTCAAAAGCGGCAGACAGTTCGTTGTCGGAATGAACTTCGGGCAGATTGTTTTCCTTCAGCCACTTATTAGCTTCCTCCAATGTTTCCTTTTCTGCCTGTTCGTTGATTTCAGCTAAACGTTCAGGGGACAAGGAACGAGTGTCAGCATCGAGAGACTGAGTGTAGGTTGCACGGTATCCTGCATCTTCTCCGACATCATCAAACAGAAGATCGTCGGAATACAAAGCATCACCTCGTTCCGCTTTATCCAATACGTCATCAATAACAGAACCTTCAGCTAACCTCTTTGCTTCTTCGTCTGAGTAGCCAAGGCTCTTGTACCGATCTTGATAAACCTCAAGAACTGTACCGAACTGTCGGTTATCTTTCTTGCCTTTGATGAACAAGTTGTTAGTCTTCAGCTTACTTTCAATGAGCTTATTCCCTTCAGCATAAGAGATTTGTTCGGCGTAGCCGATAATCTTTCCTCTGATTTTTGCGATGTACTCTGAACCAATCTCAGTACGTGAGCCGTGAATCACTCCCTTGAGGTATCCGGCAACACTCTTCATTGCTTCGGCTCGATCAAGCAAAGACATAGACGGGTCGAACATAGCTCTGAATGCATCAGCTCTAACCTTCTCAAGGTTGTTCATAATGTTCAAACCGTGAACACCTTTATTGGTCTTTGAATCAAGCGTAGAAACTGCGACTCGTTCTTTAGCGGTTAAGTCGTACAGGACACCTGCTTCATAACGATTGGAGTTGTACTCACTTGGGAGAATCTTTTCAAATAGTTCAATGTTCTCAGGCGAGATGTCGTTTCTCATACCTTGAATCCAAGACATCAAATCTTTGAACTTAGATACCAACATATCCCAGAAGGAATCGTTTGCTTGAGCAGCCTGTTTGGTTAAACGATCTCCGTAATAACCTGTTCCTTCGTATGCGAAAAGCTCAGCTAAATCTAAAGAACCGTCGGCCTTGAACACAGCTTCTTTACTTCCGCCGATCTTCACAGCCAACTTGGTATTAACCGTCCCGTCTTCGTTGAAATACTTCTTGCCGCAAGTTTCAAGGAACTGAATCTTTTCATCAGGCGTAAGCAGATTGGTAAAGCCCCAGTGCAGAAGCTCGTGTGATATAGCAGGAGACCATTGAACACCATCGGTTCCGTTAGGTACAAGAATCTTATCTGCTCTCTTACCGTTCTTGTTGATCTTTCCGTTCTGCTCGTAACCAAATCCTGAGGGTGTTTCGTCTGTACCTTTGAAGATGTAGGGTGAGGAGTTGGGTGCTAAGTCTTTGTCCAACTGTTGCAACGCTCTCAAGGCAGAAATCTTCTCGGACGGATTGAGTCCTTTCATTCTTACCATAAGACCACGAGCAGAGTTGATGCGACTGGAATTATCTCTGCGATAGCCGTAAGGGAGCTTCTCGTTAATCAGTCTTGCCATCGAAGAGAGTTTTGCAACTTCCTTCTCAAAGGCATCACGAGTCATACCCGGAGCAATCGAGAGCTGCTGGGTTCTTTGTTCAAACGAATTAACAAAGTCGAGACCGTTGATCTCTTCTCCGTTTTCCCCGGTAAAGAAGACGGACTTCAGCTCCTTCTCCTCTAAGGGATAATCCATAGCTTTTAAGTGAATCAACGGGTCATCGTTACCGATTGAATCTTTAATCGTAGCAACTCGTCCGTCGAGTTTTGTCTGAGCTTTTTTCTCTGAGATAAACGCAGGGTCGGTCTTTCCTCTTTTGTTGTTCGTTAGGTAGAAAGCATTCTGAGCACACCAGCCTGAATCTGTACCCTTACGCTTTCCTCCACGCAAAGGACAACCCATGATCGTTACATTGCCAAGGTCGATCTGTTTCTGATAATTGCCCAAGGCTGTTCTCATAGAAGCGTTGGGGTTAGCCTTGTTTATATAAATGTTTTCCCACGTCACAGAACCATCAGCTCGTTTTACACGGGCAGTAATGAACTGATCGTCTGTCACTAAAGCATAGTAGTCAGCGATCGGACGGTCTAAATCCTCGGACGTAAACGTGGAAGCAGAGTCGGCGATAGACTTCTCTGTCTCAGCAGACTTCACCGCTTCTCTCTCGACAATCTCGTCAACAGCATCAGCTCTAACTTCCTCAATAATTTCATCGGCAGTCACAGGAGCTTTAGTTTCTGTCTCCTTTGCAACCTTCGGCTTTGCTTCTTGTGCTTGTTCTTTTTCCGCCTTACGTAAAATCTTTTGGAAGTTTTTGCGTCCCATCAGCTTCGCAAGGTTCTCTACGGGAGTGAGTGTGTTACCTGCCTGATTCGTGACAACAATTCTTCCTGATTCGTCTTTAATAAAAGTACCGTACTCTTTACCGAAGATAAGAAGTTTGCCAGTCTTTTCGTCAAGGACAACATCTTTAGCTTCAACAGAATTAGCTTCGACAGAAGGTGTAGTCTTGTCAAAGTCAACAGCGTTCTTAGCTCCTTTTGTTTTCTTCTCGATTACAACATCATGCTGTTCCTTCAGCATTCGGTTCATACCTTCGATGATTCGAGAAAGAATCTGCTTGTCCGCTCCAGTAAGTTTCTCTTTATCAGCGTAAGCAGTGATAACTGCTTTCAGCTTTTCACGTTCTCTAGCGTGTTCAAACTCGTCACGTGCAACTTCTTTCAGGATTGCTTTATCGGAATCTGTGAACTTGGTATTCCAAAACTTTCTACCGATCTCTTCAAACGCCTGTTCGTCAAGGTCTTCCGTTCCGTCAATCATGTTCTTAACGAGACGGTCAAGGATTTGCTTCTCACGCATAGCTAAGATGCGGTCAAACATTCCTTCGAGGATGATACCTTCAGCTTCTTTCTCTGTGATACCAGCAGAGGCCACCTTTTTTAAATAAGGCGTCTTTAACTGCTTAAGCTCATTCTTCCATAGATCGACAACCTCGTCTGAAGCGGCTTGTTTAACTGCAAGATGTTTAACAAGCTCGTCCTTTTCCGCTCGAATGTTGGCAAGTTCGTTACGGTAAGGATCTCGATCTTTGCCGTGGAGTTTATTGATCTCTTCGATTCTTGCCTTAATCTCGTTTAGTCGAGCTTCAGCCTTGGTTCGCGCTTCGCCTTCCAGCGGAGTTCGCATACGAAGGAGTTGTTCGAGTTCTGCCTCTCTTGACCTTACGCCTTTAGCGGCACCTTCAACAAGGATAGGCTTTCCATGTTCGTCAAGACCCATAACGGAGGATGCGTTCTCAGCTCTAACCATTGTGGTCTTTCTCTCAAGAGAGGCCACGGCCTCAGGATTCAGACTACGAGCAACCGCAATCGTATCCTTTCTTGCTTTTCGATTGGATGTGCTAGAAAGAACGTTAGCTTTAACCTGATCAAAGTTTTTACGAAGGTTGTAACGAGACGAACTTGTATTCAGGTTGACATTCTTGTATCGAGTTTCGTATACAGCATTACCCTTCTCGTCAACTACGCCCTTCTTTTTCTCGACCTTAACCAAGTTGCCTTTTTCATCATAGACAGGCTTACCGCCTTCTTCTTTCTGATGCGGAGCAAGGTTGGCAGGTTCCTGATACTTATTAAAGAAGTCGTCCAACTTCGCCTGAATGTAATCTTCCGACTGTACATAGCGATAGCGTTCTTCAGCGGAACCAATAGCAGACATTGCATCCTGCATGGTGTCAAACTTCTGACCCTTTAATGCTTCAACATTGTCGAATGCTTTCTGAATATCGGCGGCAACTGAGTTCTTGACACCTTCATACTCAGCTCGATTGGCTAAGTAGCCCTGAACCCTGGACTGAATCAGACGAACCTTAATGGAGTTCTGAGCTTCTTCAGATAGCTTCTTGAATTGAGCGTTATGTTCACAGCTCCTTGCTACCCGCTTGGCTAATGTCTCCGCCTTGGCTTTAACCTTCTCGTCTACGTTATCAGGAAGCCATTTAAACGCTTCAAGAACAGGGTCAATACGGCCTTTTCTTGCGCCTTTGAGAGGCACCAAGCCCTTGTTGATAGCAGAAGTTAAGGCGGAATCAAAACCCTCACCATCGGCTTCGTTGAGCGCTTTAGCGTGTATATCTGCAACGACGTTATCCAGTCGTTTAGCAAGGCGTACTGCATCTTTGTCGTCACCGAATAACGGCAGGAACTTCTTAAAGAGAACAAGGTTCTCACTTCCTACAACATCGTTGATAGACGAAAGGATTGAGTAGTCTGCAAGTCTCTGGGCATTCGCTTTGATCACGGTTCTAGCGGTAGCCATATCGGTGACGCCTTCGATCAACGGCTGAAGTCTTTCAGGAACGGTGCCTTTGAAATCTTCTAAGGACATTCCATCCTGAATCAAGCCAGTGACTTCCGCTTCCTTAGAAGCGAATACTTCACGAGTCTTGGATACACTTTGGCTCAGACGTTGGACAACTTCGTCTTTGTCTGCCTTAGTCATATCTGCTTCATCTTGAAGCTGATCACGTTTCTTCTTAGCTTCACGAGAGATTTGCTCGTGTGTTTTCTTAGGAGGTGTGGGTTCAACGGGAGCAGATACCGCTTCGGTTGTATCGGTTGTATCAGTTCCCTCAGAGACTTTCTGTTTTAACGTCTCAAGGATTTGTTGATTCGTTGCCTTAAGGTCTGCAAGTTGACCTTCCAGCTCGGTAACCTTTGTTGCATAACTCTGCTTAGCCGCTTTCAAGGCTGGTGCAATTTTTTCGGCAGGAAGTCCAGACTGCTGAGAAAGGTTGGCCACCAACTGGTTGAATTGACCTTCGTCTTCTGGAATAGACTTAAGAGCGTCTAGGAAGCTCTTGGAAACCTGAGACGGAGTACCGTCAGGTTTCACGGAAGACTGAGACATCTGAGTGATAGTAGATGCCTGTTCCTTTGGCATTCCTCCAATCACATCCTCAAGCGTAGGCTGTAGCCCCTGAATTTCATCGGGAGTCATAGTTGCTAAAGCAGACTCCTCAGGATTAGCCTGAGCTTCCTGTTTCAACTCTTCAATGATCTTGGCAGCGGATTTGCCGGACTGATTGTCCTTGATTGCTTTATCGGCTTTCTTACGGGACGCTTTGGTGTCAGGCTGAGGATTAGTTTTTCCCTGTGCCTGTGTAGCCTTAGATTGAGTAACGGGAGTCTGAGGCTGAAGTTCTTCTCCTGAACGCAGACCTGCTTCAGGATAGATACGTTTGTTCTCAGCAATAATCGCATTCTTAACGTTATCGTCCAGGTTCTTAGCGAAGTCCATGAACGTTGCGTCATCTAAGAGACTGTAGACGGAATCTCTTTCGCCTAACTTGTTGTCATTTAGGTACTTGCCGATGCTTCGTAAGGCAGACCACTTAGCCTTCACTCTCGCAAGGTTAGCTCGTGCGTCATCACCTCCGCCGACCAATGCTTTCTCTGCGTCAACCACAGCTTTTTCTGCCGAGTTGAAGTCAAGGAGGTTGTCCAGCATATCTGCAACAGCTCTGAGTTTTTCAGGAGAATGTCCGGAAGTAGACGGGAACGTATCAAGCTCGTTAGCTTCCTGTCTAAGCTGGATAGAAAGATCAGAACAGAGATCGTTGACCCCCTGTCGCTGTTCTTCCGTCAGGGGAATGCGGTACTTATCGTAGAGTTTCTTTTCAGCTTCAAGCTGTTGTTTCTGAACGATCTCGTCTTGTGTCGGTTTTTCTTTTTCCTCAATATCCTTGAGTCTCTGTTCGATAGCTTCACGGTAAGTACGAGGGCCGTCATCACCAATGGCAGACATGATCTTCTGACCGTCACGAGTATCCTGGACAAGTTCTTTACCAAGGCGACGACCTTCTCCGAATCGAGAAGTAACGTAACCTAAAGCTCCGCCGATACCACCAGCCATTAAAGCACCGCCACCTGCGGACGTTAGGTAGTCAGTGAAGTTACCTTCGGACAACCCGATGTTCTCATTCTTGTATTCCTCAGCGGCTCCGCCTACTCCGCCTAAAACGCCATTGACTGCGAACTCTGCCTTAGCCGTGTTCCAGCCATACTCCTTAGCAACCTGTTTAACCAAGGCGTCTTTACCTTCTTTAGTTGCAGTCTGCTTAAGAAGTTCTTTAAGACCTTCCTTACCAAGCTGTTGAGTTCCTTTGATTGCCATGTTCTTCCCGAACAAGGCTAAGGCTCCGCCAGTAATTGCTCCAAGGGCTCCGCCTACAACCGTACCCGCACCAGGAGCTACAGCAGTACCAGCCGCAGCTCCCATCTTTGCACCAAGCCAAGATGATGCGGCAGTCGATGCGATGTTAATTCCAAGGTCAACACCATCTTCACCAACAAGGCCACCAGCTAAACCGTAGCCCAAGGCTTGAGCCGCTCCGCCTACTCCGTCACCACCAGTCAAACGGTTGGGAGCTGTGTCGTACATACGCTGAAGGAAGTTCTTCTGCTGTTTCTCTTCTTCCGAGTAATTGACAGACTGAACCGCTCCTTTCACTTCTCCCCAGATGGAGTTTGATTTGAATGTATAGTCATTCAAGAAACCCGTCTTTGCCTTCTCAACATCTCCACCATACTTAGAGCCGTCAGGGTCAACTTGTTTCATAAAGAACTTTGTTAACTCTTCATTTTCTCCAATCTCTTTAAAATTGGAATCGGAAAAGTAAAAGTCGTTATCGTGAATGTTGGCGTAACCTTTTTGTCCTGCTTGGATAAGCGATTCAACAGACATTAAAAACTCCGTGACTAAATGTGTGTGCCAATCATCTAGTCAACGGAGCTTTTCTTTCGGGAAACTGTTAGAAAACTAGTTCATTGCGATCTCCCAAGTCGCACCGCTTGTCCCGTTCTCCATGTCGTTCCGATACTCTAAAGCCTCTTCTTTCTGATGATCTCTCATGTATTCAAGGACTCGCCTGAGGTATGCGAACTGGTGAGACTGAAGACCAATGTTGTCTATCCGTCCGGACTTAATGTACTTGTTTGCCGCTTCTGACCCAACGTTGTATTGAATGATTGTTGCCAACAACGGATTTGCATTACTCCATGCAGGAATAGCTCTTTGTAGTCTCTGATATTCATGGGACAACAACTTAGCGGCGGCTTCCATATTCTCCACAGCATTGAGGCGATTATGCTTTAGGCTTCCGTACTTAGTTGTTCCCTTCATTGTTGTATTCGTAATCTGCATCACGCCTTGAGCAGTCGAACCAGTTTTCTTAAAGTCAGGGCGTTGATTATTATTTGAACGTTCACCTGCATTCTTGATAGCGTTGAGCAACCCTGTAGGCAGACCGTATTGGTTGTTCAAATGAACAGCCGCTTTATTCAACCTTGGGTCGTCATATCTCATGGTGTTAAAAAACGACTCAGGATATTGCTTCAACTGTGTGACATACGGAGTATTGGTAGCTTCTCCAGTCTCAGAATCCATCCATACGTTTTCTCTCGCAGGTCTAAACTCAGCCGCATTAGCCGACGGAATGATTTTTTCGATCAGAGATTCTTCCGCTCGTACAGGCTTAGGAATCGGCATAGTAGGAATACCTTGCCAATGAGCCCAAGACTCATTGATGATTTTTTGTCTCTGCTCAGGCGTCATCGGAACAGGCTGAGTTCTATTGGAGGTGTCAGCCCCAATGTTGGGATACATACTGCTTACAGAACTCGGAGGAACGTTAGCTCTGATAAGGCTGTTGAGCTGTCCGAAGTTTCTCTCAACCACATCTACAGACTTCTCGATAAAGGGCGGATTTCCGATAGAGGCATACACCTTGTTGAAAATGTATCTGCGATCTTCATTGGTCAACCCCTTATTCATCAAGGCTTCGCCGATATACTGACTTTCCAGCTTCATCAACTCAGCATCGGAATAAGCATGAATACCCGCAGAAGCTAATCCGTCACGAACTGACTGAAGTCTTCCTCCAATAACTGCGGCGATACTGTCTCTAGCAGAGGTTAAGTCCTTCTCAATTCCTGAAACTCTTGCCTTCTGAATGGCATCAACGTTTCCTTCGATCAACGGATTCACGATAGGGTTAGCGTTACGGACGAACGTGTTGTAGTCTTGAGAGGGATTCGTTCCGTAAGAAGAAGAGATTCTTGTAGGATTGGTAAAACCATTGTCCTTTAGAGTAATTTGATCTTCAATTTCTCTCGGAAAGGCTAAGTGTTTTTTCACAGCATCTGCCAACGCTTCTTTTAGTTCACTCTCCGTCTTAGCATTGCCGATTAACTCTTCCGCTTTAGGAGAAAGTATATAGTCAATCATCGCCTCTGTACGAGCGACAGAAAGTTTGTTGGCTTCCTTATTCCCTTTTGCTTTAGCCAAGTTCTCTCGGAGCTTTGCCTTCATTGCAGAACGATTCTGAGGGCCTTGTCTTGCCGCTTCGTCCAGCTTGGCACGAGTCTGCTGTTTGGCAACCTCTTCTTTTTCCCTTTGCTCGAAAGATTTTGTTGCAACTTCGGGAATAGACTTCGCAACATTTTCAGCGACGGTTCTGCCTGTGGTAGCGTTTTGGTTTAGAGCGTTACCACGAATAGCCTTTACAACACCTGACACGATTCCCTGATCGTTCTTAGCGTTGTCCGGCAAACGAGCAATAGCCATCTTCGTAAGCTCTTCGTCTGACTTCGTTAGGTTGCCGACATCAAGACCAATGGTCTTTGCTGTGTTTTCAATCAGAGTTGTTCTGTTGTTGGCAACGGCTTGTTTGTAGTAATTCTGCTGTTGTTCCGTGGAGTTGGGATTGCTTTGCTTCCAACCTTCAAACGAGTCCTCGTCAATAACTCCCTTAGTTGTTACGTCGATACCTTTAAAGACATCATCGTTCCATTTCTGTTCTGCGGTAGCAGCTAGGTTGGCAATACGAGTCTTATCAATGTCAGGATTTCTCTGAGCAACATTCTCAAGAGTTTCCTCCATTGTTTTGTAATTACCTCTTTCCGTAGATAAGAGCGTTGTAATGTTCGCTGAGTTTTCCGCTTCAGTCTTAAGTTTTTTCTCTGCGATTTCCCGCTTCTTGTTTACACCTTGAGCAATCGCCGACTCCATCATCTGCTGTGCCGCATACGGGTCAAACCCGTAAGAAGCATTAAGGCCGAAGTCACCTGCATTGCCAAGGAAGTTGCTCAGAGATTCCTGGTTTGGAACGATTCCGTTGTCCGTCAAGGTCTGTACATAGTCCTTGAACAACTGTAAACCTTCGGCTCGTTTGGATGCCCTGCGGTCTGTCTCAGCATTCCATCCTCCAAGACCGTGATAGAAACCAGCCATCCCGCTGAATCGACCATCGGGGGCTCCGTTGTAGCTATCGGAGAATTTGTATTTAGTGTCGTTTACGTCTGCCATGTCTACTCCTACGACCACAGTCCGCTAAACCAATTGGTTAGTGAATCCCAACCGCTAGAAATGGAGTCGCCGATTCCCGACCAAAAACCTCCGCTCTCAGAGGCGTTAATGATTTCTTCAATTGGGTCACCACCAGCATTCATCAACCATTTCGCCGCTTCTTCTAAGGATGTTCCCGTTTGTGATGCAGTTCTTTCAACCAATGCATTCCAAGAATCAGCCGCAGCATTAGCTCCTGCATAGTTGATTCCATCGAAAAGACTGGATAAACCTGAAGTCTTTCCGGCAAGACCTAAGGCATTCATAAGCCCTGATGTAGCAGAAGAGACATCTGCGGTTCCTTTATTGACCGACTGCATCAAACCGTTCATAGCGTTTGCGTATGCGTTGGCGTATCCGTCAGCCAGATCTGTGGCGGCCTTAACGTTATTCGCATTCAGTCCAACCAAAGCATTCAAGATGTTGCCTTGATTCTGCAAACCCATGCCATAGGTATTAGCCAACCAACCACGTTCAAGGTCAGCCGCCTTATCCCCGTACCACAAAGCTCCGATTTCATTCTGAGAGTTACGGAGTTGGTTTGTCGCATCGTTTGTAGATGTTGAGATTGTCGGAGACAACGCACTGACTGCTTCAGCAATCGCCGCATTACGCTGATCTGTCTGCAACTTAGAAAGATTGGAGACGTAGCTGAGAGCATCGCTGTAAGCCTGGCTATCAATGTTTGCTAAGTCAGCCATGTACTTACGGGCATTTTCTGCCTGAGCTTCCTGCTGTACCGTAGATGTTCCGACACCGTTTGCACGGTTAGCCGCATACGTTCTCGAATCTGTCAAAGCCGCAGCTCTATCAGCCAACTGTGTACGAGCATTCGCAAACTTGCGATAGGTTCCATACACATCATCTTCGTTGTAGAACTTAGCCTTACCAAGGTCGTTCCAAACTCCGCTGATTTGATCTGCCGCATTCAATGCTTTTGCGAATGCGTTATTGACGTTCTGAGAACCTTGAGTTGCGGTTTGGTAATACGGTGTTGACTGCCATTCGTCTCCGTTACGAGTCGGAACTTTAATCTTTTCTTTAAGAGCTTCGTAGAGCTTATCGTTGTCACCAGCGGTTTTGTCGTAAAGGTTCTGCAACGAGTTCGCTAAGTTCGCTCCGTTTCCAACCAGGGCTTGAGCGTTATCGCTCCATTTCCCCATTAAGTCTTTGTAATTCTTAGAGTCTCGATAGTTGCCGTAACCTAAGTATCCATCCATTCCAAGCCCTACTAGGGAATTGAATAGATTGTTTGTGTTTGTTCCTGCCATACCTGTCTGTCCTATATTTCCTAATCCGCCTAAGAGAGCTGTACCGCCAAGCACTCCGAGCAGTGTCTTTTTTGCTGTTTCTTGTTTGTCCTGAACATCTTTGGATATTGAGTTGCCAAGGTTTGTGCTTCCTCCGTTGCCGAGAGAAGTGTTGGTCTGATACTTCTCAAGAGCTTCCTTTAGCTGTTGCCATTGATCGTTCTTTTTATTAACAGTGTCTTCTGTGAACAAACCCATTCGAGTCAGAGTCTCAGCGTAGTCAGCCAACTTCTTGGTTTGATCTTCCGACAACGATGGGTAGAGCGTCTTAGCGTTATTAACGTATTGATTGATTAACGCATTTTCAGCATCAGTCAATGGTCTTGTACCTGCTGTTTTACCGTTCTCAACCTTCCATTGATTAACGATTCCTGCAAGGTTTCCAGGGTCACTTTCTGTCTTAACCATGTTCAGCACAAGATCGGGGAGAGCGTTCTTAGTTATTCCTTTAATGGCAGAGCCACCAATTGTGGCGCCGATATTTCCTGCCATGTTTGCTCCGCCCATGTAGCCGCCGAGAGCTCCCATACCTGCGTCAAGGAGTTTGTTATTGCCTTCAGAAGTTAACAATCCTGAAGCAGTACCTACTGCTGCTCCAGCCCAAGGGCCTCCAAAGTAGGAAGCAATACCCGTTGCAATGGCAGAGCCAAAAGACTTTAGAGCGTGACCAAGGCCACTGCTAGTATCCCAATAGACAACCTTACCCTCGTGAGGAACGTAAGCGTTTAGAGACTCGTCCCACTTATATGTGACTTGTGTCCCTTCTTTCTTTCCGGTCTTAATTTGGACAACTGGGCTAGTGTTGTTAACGTCATACTTCTGCTCTTTTAACCACTGTGTGTAAGCCCTTCCTTCAAGATCAGTTTTACCTTCTGGGGTTAGATACCAAGTGCCGTTCTCATCCCTATAGTCCTTATATTCGTCAGGGTGAGCATCAGCCCAAGCGTTGAAGTCAAAATCTTTCTTTTTGTCGCCATAGTTGCCCTTCATCCAATAGAGCATATTTTTGTCACTATTGATGCCGACATAATCTCTGAAGGAGCCGTTGTACTGCGAGTCTTGCCAAGTGGCTTGATAGTCGTTGAACTTAAAACCGTCTCCGTCCTTCTGCCACTTACCCCAAGTGTTAATAAACTCTTCTCCAATGGTGGCCGGAAATTTGCCACCATTGATGGTTACCCAGTTGGAGTCGTTGTTAGTTGCCATTACCCAACAATTCTCTGCCGCAGATTAACCGTAAGACCTTTGGCGTCAGAAGAAGCGGCTGTGATCTCTAACGTGATCTTCTTAGGAATGGTTCGTCCGTCAAACTTCTTTGCTACCCAAGTCTGAGTTACGTCAGAAGTCGTCAGGTCAGTCGTGGCACCTACCGCAATATCTCCAACATAGAGCTGGACTGTTGCTGTACCAGCATCAAGGGAGAGCGTCATCTTGTCTAAGTAGGCTTGAACGTTGGCTACATAGCCAAGAGTCAGCACTGCCTCCTTAGTAATCGTTCCGTCCGTTCGATATTGAATCGGAACATAGGAGTAATGCTGTTTGACCAGCTCGTCCGCAATCTGTCCGTTCTCGTCCAAAGGTGCGACACCGTTAGGGTTGCCAATTTCATCTTTCTTTACGCAGGAAGACAGATCAATAGCAGCAAACTCAAGAGCCGAACCCGCAGAGTTCACACGAAGATAGCGAAGCTCATCTCCTTTGTTGATGGCTGGAACGGAACCGTCAGGCGCAGTAGAAACCCAACGAAGTCCATCATAGAAATACAAGACGGAAATAGGCAGACCTGTCTTAATCCACAAGTCTCCGCTTTCGATCTCTACTTCGTCTGTATCAACAGGCTCCGTATCCTGTACGAATACCTGTTTCGACTTTTCCATCAAACCTTTAAGTCCCTGAACTTTCTCAGGAGAAATATCATCGTCGTCAATGAGAATCTTGTCGAAGAGAATCTTTCCGTTGTAGCAATACTGATCTTGCATCAGAAGTCCGCCAACAGCTCTAAGACCTCCTCCTTGCATACGAAGGATTGTGACAACATCGCCTGACGCCATAGGAGCTAAGAACGTGATTGTGGATGTTCCAGCGTTTAGGATGTAGTCGTCGTTCTCACCTTCCTTGTAAAGGATGCCGTTGCGGTAAACAAAGATTTGATCTTCGTTATTGAACTTAAACGGGATGATGTACTGATTCTGAGTAGCAACAATCTCTGTTCGAGAGAATCCGTTAAGCTCACTTTTTCTGATCTGAAACACCGTTAGGGTTTCGTTAGCACCAATAGCCGGAAAGATTGTAATCGTCCCGTTGATTTGATCTAATGTGTAAGCGTTAGGAGATTGAAGCAGACCGTTTCTAAATAGAATGGTTTCAGCCTCTGATTCAGAGAAAGCGTAGTTAAAGACCGTAGTTGTGCCGTCACCATCATAGTCAGCTCGGTTGAACATCAAGGCATCGCCAATCTCACCGACATACTCACCAGGTTCTCCACGGAGTTCCTCAGGTTCAATAATCTGAATCCATTCCTGATCGTCTCCGCCGATTCGATATTCGAGACCATACTTAGAATCAAAGCGAATCTCTAAGCCAACATCTAAGTTACCTTCGGAATTAAAGATTTGGCGTAGCAATTCAGATAAAGTTCTATTTCCAATTTCACCGCTTCTAAGGTAGCGGATGATGTTTTCAAACTCTGCCGATGTAGCCTCTGTAGAAGAGTACCGAGACGGGTAAAGTTGGCGAATACGTGCCATTGATTATTGCTCCTTGATTTCGATAGTGAATCCGTAAATGCGTAAACTCTTTTTCACGTTTCTGATGTGGAATTTGAGCTTTACGCCTGTAAATAAATGGGGAAAAATTCGAGTGAACTGTCTGCCTTTTCGAGTTCCGTGAAAGACCGCTTGGTCTTCATAAGGCAAGTCCCAGCGGAGGACATCTAGTATCTGTCCTTCCTCGTTTTCAACCTCGACTTCAATCTGACCTGCACCGTCGGCAATAATTCCGATCTGATGCCCACGCTTAGGCATAAAGCGATCATTCATCCAAAGCAAAGGAGTTGTGAAGACAGCCTCTCCGATGTCTCCGCCATCCTCGTACTCGGACTTCATTCTCCAAATACCGCCACAACTGCCCATGAGGAGCTTTCCGTCCAGGAAGTCTCCGCACGTTACGTTGGCGTAATTGGAAAAAGACCACGACGGAGAACCCGAGCTTCCTCCTTCTTGAGCAACTGGAGAGACTGAGCAGGAAAGCCGTGAAGCTCCTCGTGGACTTAAAGGGAAAAATATGTGATAACGACCACAATCTGAATCAAAGACTGCGTTGATTAGTCTCGGGTCTTCCAAACGAGAAAGTAGTTCTTGATAAACGCTTTGCACTTTATGCGAATAAGGCAAGACCACAAGAGCCGTACCGTTTGCCACAGAACGCTTAAGCGTGTAAATACCATAACGGCTACAGAAGATAACCTCGTTTGCCCAACCGCAGATAGAGTTCTGAGACACACACCCGACATAGATATGAACGTCCGAAACCTGCTTCCATGTGGTCAAATCCGCATTGATCTCATAAATAAGACAACGAGCATTCGTAAAGATAAGAAGCTGGTTCGCACCGAACGGGAACAAAGCTGTAATCGTCTCAGCCCTGTTCAGTACAGTCTTTAGGTTGATGCCACCAGCTTTAGTAACTTGAGTATCTGCGACATCTTCGTCGCATTCAAAGATTTCATTGTCGTCCACACGAGAGAAACGAACAACCGTGGGAGCATCTTTAAATCCGGCTAAAGCCAAGCGTCCTGACACGGACGCACATAAAGTCGCACCGTATGCGTCAGGGGAATCAATCTTCTTCCACCCTTGGGCAACGTAACGATAGGGTGCTTCTCCTGCACAGAAAACAACTTCGCCGTTAGATAGTGTTGAGGTAATAGTGTTCGTCGGAAAAACAATCTCAGACTCATTCCTTCCGCTCTCAAGTTCACGAGAGTTCCAAATACTTATGCCCTGTTCTCCTCTTGTGGCGTACAGAATCTCTCCGTTGTACGCAAAGCGAACGTGGGAAATGTAGCGTCCTTCCTTGCCGATTCGTTCTATCGCTCGTTCGTTTGAAACGTAGCCGCTCCAATCTATGTATGCGTTATCCACATCAGAGAAAGGCTGATGCTCATTGACTTCATGTACGACTTCACTGCGGCTTGTATCTAAGCCTGTAAAGCCCCCATACATGAGCTTGGATGTTTTAGAAGACGGAACGGAACGAATCATATAACCTCAAATAGTTCCGCTTGAGGTTATGGTTTTAGGCTTTTAGACTATGGGAAACTGTAGGAGAAGGACAATGAAGAAAATTTTATTCTTAGCTTTGCTCATCCTTACAAATCATGCTTTTTCATTTAGTCCGAGTGACGATCCGAGTTTAGAAGTTATTGATAAAGTGAAACCTTTTACGGTTTATTTAGACACAAAATTCTCTAAACTCAGTACGGATAAGAGCGGAATTGTTCAAGCTGCCCTTCTCGTAGAACACAATTACACCGAAGAGACAAATAACGAAGCGATTTGGTTAGAGAGGGAAGTTTATTTCATAAATTGTAGGAGCGGAACTTGGTGGTTATTAGTTCGGCAAGTCACAACCTTCGACAATAAGAAAAACAGGTATAGCCCAACAAGCGACTATGAAAAGATTATTCCAAATTCTTATCAGGAAAAGATTGCTAAATCGGTTTGTAAACGCTTAGGAGAAACGTATCACCACCAATAGCTAATATCCACGATCTCCACTTGGTCTCCTACGTTGAATGGTTCTCTGCCGCCGTAATAGTAGGAGACAAGCCACATCTTGTTTCCGCCTGGCTGACCTGCTTGGTTACAAGTTAAACCTAGGTTTCCTAATTCTCTCATTGTCCACACGGCCTTAGCACCCGAATACTGACCAGTGTATTGACGGCCAAATAACCACGGTTCGCTCACCATGTAGTTACCGCCATTACTCGGCTGGTGACAAACCTTCCTAAAGGTAATCGACTTAAGAGAACTTCCGTTGCGGCGGTACGTCATCGAGAGGTTTAACGGATACCGATTATCCGTGACAGCGTGGGAGTTACCGCTTTCAATAACAGGGTCAGGAAGTCCGTCAATCTGAACTGAAATACCCATTGAGTCCCAAGTCCGGTTGTACCAAGTGGAACAGGTTCTCGTGTATCCAACGAACATTAGAGAAACCGTACCAAACTTTTGAGGTGTTATATTCCCGAGGTTTATCGTGTGTGTTGGTATGTCGTGAAACGGGAAAAGACAATTGACAACCTGACGCCGAAAGGCGCCTACACCAATAAAGTTTCCACCTATAGAATGAGCTGGTTGACTAATCCCGCCATCGCCGTCATAAGAGGCGTCAACATCAATCCTACAAGTTACTGGATAACTAAAGAACTGCATCTTATAGCCTCGGTACTTAGCGTACAGGTCAGACATCTTTACCGCACCGTTAGGCTTCTGAGCAAAGGAGCGGCATTGGCTACCACCAAGGCTGATGGAAGTAACGGGATTCGGCCCGTTATCGTTCCACTGACTACGAGCCATCCCTAAACCAATTGTTCCGCTTTCAGGAAGGTACTGAGCCATTACTTACCTCGGCAAGTGCATGACACAGGCACACCATCCTTAGGTTCTTTGAAATACTTTCGGTCAGCGAACTCCCCTTTCTTGCCGATATTAAATGAAGAGATCGGACGGTGATAGCCCATCACACGAGTCCATATCTCACAGGGTGTACGTTCAGAATTGTCTAATTTAATTTCTTCTTGCATTTATTCTCCTTTAATGGGTTCGTAACTTTCCAAGGTCAATCCGAATAGCAGCCACCACACAGCCTGAAAAATAGCAAAGTGATAGTTAAACTCGTTCTTACACGTGAGTGTTCGAGCAAGTCCTTCTATCTGAGGACAAGCACCACGACACATGGACAGAAGCAAACACTTTCGGCACTTCTCTCTTTCGCCACAAGACTTAAAGTGTTTGGAAATATCTACTTTGTCCATTGCGGATATATGACCAACGTACTTGTCCTTTGTCGCAAAGTCGTGACACGAAAGAACATCTCCGTTGAGGTTGATTGCACAAACGTTTTCTCGATTCATCCCGCATTTAACTGTACCAAGGTCTAACTTCTTTCTCTGAGTCAGTTGCAAGAGAATTTCGTTACATTCATTCGTCAGTGCTGGGAATTTATCCCAACCGTTCTTAGTCAGCTCATTAAAGATGTTTTTCTGAAGCGAAAGCATCTGAGCTGGGGTAAACATTAACTCGGAATCCTGAACACCGACGTGGGTCATCACACCTTCAAAGTTGAAATAAACTCCTCCAAGTTTCTCCCGGATGTACTCCGCCGTTGCGTTAATGTCTATGTTTGCAGGAGTAAGTACGCAGTTGATGTTCGCACCGAGTTTCTGAATTGCTAACCTCCAAAGGTCAACCATTTTCGGGTCGTCCAACGGGTCTTTGCCACGAAGATGAAAGCCTAGCCCATCATGCGAAAACGTAAGACCGCACTTATATTTTTCTAAGAACTCAATCTTCTCTTCTGTTAGGAGGGTTCCGTTTGTGATCATCCCGATTGACGCTTTGGGATAAATTCTTCTAAGTTCAGGGATGAGCTTTTGAAGGACTTTCCAATAGACGAAAGGTTCTCCGCCCCACAGTTCAATGGAGCCAACAGCCTCGATCTTATTGTCAACGAGTTTCTTGATAAACGGTTCGACATCTCGCTGAGTGAAAACAGAAGCTCCGATTTCGTTTCCAGTTTGTGCGCAATACTTGCAATGCATATTGCACTTAAGACCTAACTGAATCTTTAAGTTCCAAATCTCATTGGACTTGTGATTGGAAACTGGTGAAGGTTTTCCTCGTTGCTTTGTCATCGCATAAGGCTTCAGCCTTTCATCTTTAGATAGATCGACTAAATCTCCATTACTGTTCCAAATCTCGTTTGTTACGTTGTCGTAAATCCAGTCTTCCTGTTTGCCGTCATGCGTTTTGCAATGCAACTTTAACTTCATCGTCTCTCCATAATCTCGTAAAGTTTTGCCCTTTCCTTTGCAAAGTAACAATCAACCTCGTGTGTATTAGAGGTGTAGCAGCCACCTCTGCACTGCTCTAATAATTCACAAGACTGGCATTCCTCAGAGTTGAAAAACCGAGAACCACATAATGAATCTGCTTTTTGAATTGGTATTACTTTTTCAAAAACGTTTCTCACTATGTTTGTCTTGCAGTAATTGTGATGGCAGTTGTACACATTGCCGTGAAGGTCAATGGATAGCTGATCGCTTCTTACGCATAAAGGGCCAATGCCTTTGCTGATTGTGCGGTTTCGTTCATACAGGAGTTGGGAACATTGTCGTTGAGCCCATTCATCTCCCAGCCTTGCCATTGGAATAACTTCTGTCCGGATGTGATTGCAGAACTTATCTACATCCTCCTTGGTCATGTAGTAGTCCATAGAACAACCGTCATTGGCTTTTAGAAACTGTGCACAAAAGTTTGGAGAGAAACCGAAACGATCTTGAATTTCGTAGAACCTATCCCTAAGTTCCCAAAGGTCTGTCCGATAGTGGTGTACTAATTCTGTAAACGAAAAGGATTTCAAGCGAACAATGCGTTCTAATTGTTCATCTGTGTAATCCCAACCGTGACAAGAAACAGATGTCCAAATATCAGGATTGGAATTGGCATATTCCACGTAATCATCCGTGAGCTTTCTACCATTGGTGGTAATCACAGACTTATTGGGCACAATACCTTTTGCTTTTAAAGCACTGTGGATTGCCTTAACTTTTCCCCAATACAACATAGGTTCACCGCCCCAATAGAAGATTTCTTTTGGAGCGGTGTTGCCGATTACAGGTATGAGTTTTTCTACAAACTCGATCGGAGAGGCCTTGTGATCTGCGGGTGCTTGTTCACTTGTCTGTAAACAATACCCGCACTTCATATCACAGGCTGAGCCTATGAGGATATTAAGTTGTCGGAGCTGAGACATAAGCAACAGGGACAACCGCTTCAATCAAACCTGTGTAGAAACCTCGATTTACCTTGACTCGGAGAGTTTCTCCTTCTTGTAAATCCAAAGCTCTAACCTTAAATGTACCTACACCATTAGTCACGGCAAACCGTTTATGCGGTGCGTAACCGTCAACAGCTTCAATCGTGTAGTTATTCCAATTAACGTTGGTTGCTACTTCATGAGTCTGACCATCCTTCACTGTAAAAGTGAAAGTCACCCAACCGTCAGGTTCGATCACGGAAGACGGAGTTGTTAATTCATACTCCAAGTTCAACCAACCTGAGGTGTTGCCGTTCATAACAGTCTCTGCTTCCCAGCGCTCTCCTAACAACCCGTCTTCGTTCTTAGGCAGGTTCGTAATGATCTTTGTAGATTTCATAGAAGTAATGGAGAAGTTGTTGTCTGCCATGCTTCCTTCGGAATTGATGACCATCACTTCAAGAGGCCAAAAGCCACCGTTCTTTCTAATCAAGTTTGGGCTTTTCTGTTTTAGGAAGTATGCGAAAGAATCTCTGCTATCAATGCTTAGGCCTTTAATTCCGTCAAGCCAAAAATAAAAAACTTGACCTGGATACCAATCTCTCAGAAAAAGAAGGTCGTTCTTGTTGAGAATGGCTTCCGCAACAATCCCATACTTCTCACCCTCAACCATGTAGTAGAAGTGTCTCGGCCCTAAGAAAGAGGAAGAGATTTGTTCATACCCCAACAGGTCTGAATACGGAGCTTCAATAGCATCTTCCGTTAAAAGGTCTTCTGCTCCTTTTTGGAGTAACCGGAGTACGACTTTAGTTTCATTAACTAAGAAGACGTATAAAAAATCCGGAAGATTCTCCGCAATAATATGTCTAATCTTTCTCATTAACAATCCTTATAAACACATCTCTCATGACAAATGTTTATGTTTGAAACAAAAAAACCGCCGATATATGCAAAGTCCCTTTTTGAACAAGCTGTACAATCTGAGCAGTTCTGACAGTTCTTTTGATTACACTGAACTTGACTGCACTGAACGTTATTGCACCGTCCGCAATTCTGACAATAAGTGCAGTGCGAACAATACTGGCAGAAGCCATTCTTATAAGCAGAGTCGTTCTGTAGCTGACTAACTTTTGTTAAGCTACTCGTGGACCAAAATTCACTATCGTTACCTAATTGACTTACCTTTGTTAAGCTGCTGTCAGTCCAAATATTTGAGGCGTCTGTCAATTGGCTTAAGGCTGTAACTGAAGAGATCGCTACTTCATGACCTCCAGCTTTATCACCATCATGAAGTCGTAACTCTCCTTTCGTAGAATCAAAAGTTACTTCGCCTTCCAATCCTATCAATGGATTGTTTGCGTCTGCGCTTCCTCTTAATAAAATGATTGTTGGCATGATTTTTAACCGTCAGTACAATAACAATTCGTATAGCAGTAAGCATATTTTTTGCATTGCACTGTAAGAATTGTGCAGTCCACAGTTGTACATTGAATTGTGTTGCAGTTATGACAGTTAGAACACTGAGAGCAATGCCAACAGTATTGGCAATGTGTGCAATACTGAGTCTTAAAACCGCTGTCGTTTGTCAACTGACTAATCTTTGTCAACGAAGAGGTTGACCAAAAACCAGCATCGTTTTCCAGTTGACTAACTTTTGTCAGAGCCGTCTTACTCCAAGCACCTATATCGTTTTCTAAAGCAGAGACAGTTATGGGTAAGTCTGATAACAAAGGAAGTTCAACTTTCTCTCCGTTACCTTTAAAAAGGTTAATACGGTGAGCAGAAGTCTCAATGACTAACTCCCCCTCAAGAGCAGTCTCAGCGTATCCTTCAACCTTCTCAGCCGTTCCCCGTTTCCACTGAAGTGTTGTCATTACTCTCCTATGAACAATGTGTACAGTAAGTGCAATATCCTGAACAATATGTACAGTATCCAGTGATATACCCAGCGTCGTTGGTCAACTGCGACAACTTCGTTAAGGAGGTCTTAGACCAATACCCAGAGTCGTTCGTTAGCTGACTTAATCCTGTCAAACTAGTCTTCGTATGGTAAGGAGAGTCGGAATAATCGGTCAGCTTCGTTTTAACATCTTCGGCTTTTGCAACGGGGTATCCACCAGCAGTAGACCCGTCATGGACACGCAACCTCATATTCGTAAGGTCAACCGTGATTTCTCCGTTTGCGCCAGTGAAGGCGTCGTTTTTCTCAGCGGTTCCTCGCTTAAGCTGAAGACGTTTTACCATTATTCAATCGTTCCCAAGTCAATTACGTCGGCTAACTTATCGGTTGTGATCGAACCTGCCCCGACTTGAGCACTAGCTACAGCGTTATCAACATACGTCTTTGTTGCTAAATCCCCTTCTCCGAGACTGTCAACAATCTGCTGAACTTCTGTCTTGTCAGCCTTTAAAGCTAAGGCAGAGTTCACTACGGAAGTTTCTGCCTTAGCATCCAAAGCGGCAGTAGTTGTAGCAGCGTCTGCTTTAGTAGCTAACGCCGTATTGAACTCGTCCGTATCCACCTTTGTCATTACCGTTGCAACGATGTTGCGCATCTCACGTGCAATACGTCCTACCACCTTGACGATTTGATCGTTGATGTTTGTGGATTCGGCCATTCTTAAGCTCCAGTGGTCTTGTTAAATTCCGTCACGAAGTGAGTTTCATAGTCTTCACCAGTGAGAACTGTGATCTTTCCAGAAATTTCGTCTACTTTTCCCTGAAGAGCAGTGACGGTAGAAGCGTCTGCCTTAGTAGTTAGTGCAGTCTTATCCGCTTTCGCTTCAAGGGCAGTGTTCATCGCAGTTTTATCAGCCTTAGCCCCTAAAGCGGTATTTAGATCAGAGGAGCTAACTTTGGACTCAGCCGTGGTTTTAACACCACGCATTTCCACGCCGATTCGCTTTACAACCTTGACGATTTGGTCATTGATATTTAAGGTCTCTGCCATATTTAATCTCCTGTTTTGGTATACTCATTGATAAAATAAATTTCGTAATCTTCTCCTTGTAAGGGGCTAACGCTTTCTATTAAGTCGTTTACGTCCTCCGTGGCTTTATTGACCGCAGAGGTTGCGTTTGTTTGCACTTGCGTTAAGGTTTCCTGAACCTCCGTATTCTTTTCAGAGATAAAGGTTTCAACTTCAGCTTTACTCTCTTGGATAGCTCCCTTTAAAGACTCTGTTCCTGAAGCCACAACGTTAGACATTTCGTTTATGTCCAAGGCCATCCTTCTTGCCATCTCGTTTAATTGCTGTTCAAGAAGGGTGTAAGGTTGTTTTCGAGTATCAGTCATCAATACCTCTCGTCGTTAGGTAGGTGTCCAACGGATCAGGGTTTAACGCTTTGACATCTGCAATCACGGTCGTTAGGACGTTTCCTTCTGTCGATCCATAGATGGACATGAAGTATTCTTCAGGATCGGGGTCGATGATGATGTCGTTGGCATCTTTACCAGCGTCTCCTTTGTCACCTTTGTCTCCCTTCTCTCCTTGGCCGAACTCAAATCCAGTTGACCACTCGTCTTCGTATGAAAGTTTCCAATACAGCTTTCCTTCGTCAATCGCTAGGAAAGAAAAACCTTTAGGCTGATCTGCATACTGGGAACGAGCGGAACGAAGGTCGGAGACAGAGGCAACGAAGGAAGCTCCGACATCCCCCTTGTCACCCTTATCCCCTTTCTCTCCTTTGTCACCTTTCAAACCTCGGATGCCTTGTTCACCCTTCTCACCCTGAAGACCTGTGGCACCACGAGGCCCTTGAGCTCCCGTATAACCTCGGTCTCCTTTAGCCCCCGCTTCGCCCTTGTCACCTTTATCACCCTTATCGCCTTTCTGACCTATGAACCTAAGAGGAGTGGTTGTCCAATCTCCTGAAGTATCGGAGAGCTTCCAATAAACATTCCCTGTATCCATACAGAGAATCGAGAAGCCTTTAGGTTGATCGTCATAATTGGACTTGTTCGCTTCTGTGTCGTATACGTTAGGAACAAACGATGCACCAGGGTCTCCCTTATCCCCCTTCTCTCCTCGGATACCCTGCTCACCTGCTTCACCCCGAAGACCTCGATCCCCCTTATCTCCTTTATCCCCCTTGTCTCCTTTATCGCCTTTGAGACCTCTAAGGCCGTCCTTACCGTCACGACCATCACGTCCGGAAATACCTTGACGACCACGTTCACCGATAATGGTTACGTGATGTGCTTTCTTAGAGCCTCTCGGCATTCCCCTGTTAGGGTCTGTGTGCATTGATAAATCTACAAACGGCATTAACGTCTCACTACTTGAAGGTTAAGAGGCATGGAGCCACCAGTGGCTCCGTAGTAAAGGTGCTGGTTGAGTCTTTGGTAATAATCGTTCTCGTACTTCTCCCATTTGTTAGAACCCATAGCGACGGCAAACTTAGCCAAAAGTCCGGCAATCATCACAGGGTCAGGGATAGGTCTAACGTCTTCGGACGAAACGTAATACTCAAGCTCGGGAAAGTTACTCCAGTACGGATGACCACGAACGTCGTCAACGATCTCGTTAGCCAAGTCGATAAACAAAGACTGCGTTTCCGCATCAACGGTAGACGCATTCCATTCTCCGTACCTACGGAGAGCTCTGTTTGTTAGGACAGATAAAGGTGACGTTAAACCGTCACCGATATGCGGGGAGATTGGAGAAACCGACTCAGCCATTTACTTACCCATCCCAACCTTCACTGAAGGTTTTTCGGGAGCTTAGACAACGGGACAATGAAACCCTTACGAACATGATGGTGTTTATCAAATGCAGACAACAAGTGTTTCGGTACGTCAAAGCGAACCGCTGTTCGATGATCTGCAAAATGTCCGTAAATAATTTCGCCTCTGCATAAAATATTGAAAAGAACATTGCAAGGTCGAACAGTCGAGTACGTTACAAAGTCGTCCTCAACTACCTTAGCAGCTTCCTTCTTATTTACAGCGGCCACCATTTCCTCTTCCTTTTCCTTTTCCTTTCTTCTTACAAGCCATAAATCCTCCTTAAAAAGGGAGCCGAAGCTCCCTTAGTTAATTAGCCTCCCTAATCTGCGCCGCCAGAGCTTAGCCTCCAGCGGGTTTGGCTTTGACATCCTTCCAGTTCTTGATGATTGCGTGAGGTTTAGCCTGAAGCAGTTCGAGACCGCATTCGGTGATGTAGAAGTGTTCGGAAGCATCTACATCGTTTGCCTGAACATCACGTTTCAGAGTCGTGTCACGACCGTTCATGTAGCGATAGCCAAGAGCATCCATATCAAGGATGATGCCGTTAGCATTCATGGACGGAATCTGACGGAACAGCGGATGCATATAGACCAACAGGTCACCAGCAAAAGTGTGGTAACGAGCGAAGGAAACGCCGTAAGCATTATCTACAGCAGACGGCTGCCAACGATCTTTAGCGATCTGCATAAGGTTGGAGATCACTCTCGGGCCGCAGAACATGACCTTTTCCTTAGAACCCCAAGCGAAAAGGTCTTCAATCAACAGACGGTCAAATTCGTATTCAGTGATAACGTTTTCGTCTTCAAAGGCGGAAGCGGCATCAATGACATTAGGAATCATGGAGAACAAGCCACCGGTGTAACGACGAGGTGTAGCGGTGTTCTCGTCTTCAATTGCTCTCTGACCAAAGAAGAAGGCTCGTTCAATGTCAGCCATGTGATTCTTAAGAGCCTTGGTCAACATTTCAGATTCCTTATCACCAGTACGCAAATAGGTCTGCTTCAAAGTACCGGTGATGGAAACGCCAGTCTTAAAGATCTGGGTGTAGTTGTAATCCGTAGTCGGGTCAAACGTTGCAACAGACGGTTTACCAGAACCTTCTTTTGCGGCGTAGCCAATGATCACGAGTTCATCACCTTGTTCTACAGCTTTCTTAGTGGAGGAACCACCAGCGCCACGAGCAACTGTAAGAGTGTTCGTGGAAGTATTGGCATCTGCGGTGGCTCTCATAACTTCACCAGTGCGGGTGTTATAGAGGGTTGCGTTTTCAACAACGAACGGAACGTTGTCATCAGCGGTAACGACAATAGATGTCGCAGAGTCATCTGCGGCGGTGGATACTTTCAACACACGAGACGGAAGCTCGTCACGGAAGTGGTTGTACTTCGGGTCGTCTGTCGGCGTGGAATGGGCAAAAGACAAAAGCGCATTCAACGGAGCAGTACCGTTCGGTTCAAGCAGTGTAAACGTTTCACGCCAGTTGGTCGGTCGAACGTTTACATCAAACTGACCAGTACCACGAAGTCCTGCAATTGCACGTTGTGCCATAAAAAGAATATCTCCTTAATGAATTTTTCAATTGATTTCAGGAGTTCGTTTGCTCCATCGAAATCGACAAAACACATATTCCCTTTAAACAAAAAGAGCAGTGGGAAAACTGCTCCTTTCGTATAAAAATTTTTATTTACTACATTCGACTAGCCATAACCTTCTTGATGTAGTCGTTCATAAACTGCTGATCAGGGCTCACTTGTGGCGGGATTCCTGCACCAGCATTAGAGGGGGTTCCTGTCGGATTTCCTGTATAAGCCTGTCGGCGTTCCATTACGCCACGCAGACGTGCAATCTCAGGTGCATCCATGTTTGCCTTAAAGTCTGCCATCAGTGTGTTGGCAACCTGCGGGTCAAGGAAGTCGGCGGGTGTATAGCCACGTTGCATAGCAAACAGCATGAAGTCATTAGCTCGGTCATCAGGTACTCCGTTGGTGTTAGCAGCTTCTTTCAGATTCATTTTTACCTGCATCTGCTGAGTGTTTGCCTGTGTCTGCTGTGCCTGTTGAAGAGCCTGTTGTCCCTGCTGTGCAGACTGGGCTCCGCCGTTCTGCATCTGTACAAGCATCTGCTGCATCTGCTGAAGTTGCTGTGCCATTTTCTGTATGGCCTGATTCTGTTCACGGAAGCCAGGCGGGAGCTTCAAGCCATTGTCACGTTCCCAATTAGCAAGGGCGTCATCAGCAGAAGGCTGGGCAGGTTCTCCTTCCTGACCGTCAGCAGGTGTCTGCTGTTTCTTCTCAACGTTGCCCATAGTCGGGTTCTTTGTGTATGCCTTTACAGCTTCCTGAAGGAAAGAGGCAACTTCACCAGCCTTGGGCGTGTAGCCGTTCTTCTTAGCTTGTTCGGTAATACGAGAAGCGAAGTCAAGAACATCTTTGTTATCCAACATCCGGGAGTTCAGAGAGGCGTAACGCTCCATCGTGTTAGCAATCTGAGCTTGAGTGAACTGCTGAACGTTGCCGTCCTTCATTCGGATGTCATATATATCAATCGGAGATTCAGCCTCTCCGTCTTTCGGTTCTCCTTGTTTGGTAGCTTTTTCAATCGCTGTCGGGCTTGGGTCAGCTTTAGGAGGTTCCGTAGGCACCTCAGGCTGAGGTGTAGCATCCTGCGGAGGTGTGGAGACAGGAGCTTGTTGACCTGCGGCTCCTCCTAAAAGCTGGTTAGAAATTTGGTTAATAATGTCTTGATCTGTACCGTCCATTCGTGTCTCTCCTATTCGTTAAGCGGTAATTGGTTCTCTAAAGATTCAAGAAGATTGTCGGGGTAGCTGAGAAAGCCATTAAGGGTGAGTAACGCTCCACGGCGGTAATCAATTTCATGGATAGACATTTCCGTCTTGGAGCCGAAGGCAATCGTGTGATCGTAGATTTGTTTTTGGATTTCCTCTTTAATAAGTTTCCATCCATCGGAATTAACAAACTCTTTTAAATACCCAACCTTCTTTACGATCATCGGGTCTACTGCCGTCAAATCATCCTTTGTCACTCGTCTCTCCTAAAAACATCTTTTGCTCAGCAAGTCTCCTTCTGAGAAGTCCCCTGAGTTTTATCCCGTTTGAATAAATCCACTTGGGAAACTCCAAAGCAGCTCCCTCGAAATCTCGTCTATTAACCTTCTTTAGCAACGTTGAAATTTGTAGGTTTCCCGCTCCAACATTGAATGCAAAGTCCGTTAGAGCCGAGAACTGATCGACATCTACTTCTGTTTTAACCAGCCTAGATACAGCCAATCCAGCTTTTTCAATGTCCTTTTGAAGAAGAGTTTCAGCTTCTTCTCTTTCAATGGGTTTGAACTTCTTTAGGTCTTCGTAACGCTTACGGGAAAGAAGATGTCCATACCCAATAGTCGGATACCCAACAGGGTCGTGGTATGCGTAAACAAGTCCGTCCTTTCCAAGACGTTCTAGTTTCTCAAACGGCTTTGCTAATGAAGATACTTTCTCGTGAACTTCATCCGGCAACTTACTCAATGGACTTACCCTTTAAGAATTGCTTTGCACTTCTTGCACCAAACCAATAGGAAAGGACAAGCGTCAGGACTGCAAGATCATCTTCAGACCAAAGAAGTTGTACGGTGCTTTCCAACGGCATACCGTTTTTCATAGCCTCAAGGTACAAGCCGTACTTCACCAAGCAGTACATGAAGATCATGCCGTAGGTAACAGCGGGTCTTACCAGCGTATTGAGAACGTCCAATAGAGCGTAGATAAAGAACCCTGGAACCATAATGATCGGGGAGTACCAAGCTCCTTCCGTCCATTGCCGAACGGTATCAACCAGTTGGATTCCAGTTGTCGGAGATTCCCGATGGATGGCAACTGTCTCGTTAATGTCTGCCATTGCACCGATCTCGTCCATGCGATACAGGTGCTCCTTCTCAGCCTGTTCAACACGAAGGCGGAACATCTCCAACTCGTGTTTATCGTCCTGATGACGTTGGTAGGTCTTAATAACCTCAGGAATGAACGGGGCTAAGAAGCCGAATATGGCAGACAGAATTGATAGCATGATGTTTACTTAAGGAATACTTGCAATAAGGTGAAACCTAATGAGAGGACAAAAGCCACACCCCAAAGGCGATTAACGATCTTCTCCAACTGGGAGGAGATACTTGCACATTCAGCTTTCACCTCGGACAATCCTTTTTCGAGGTTCTCGATTCTTCGGCTGTGAGAATTATTTCGTTCTTCCTGTCGTGTCATACGTTCCATGAGCTCGGTAAGGCCGTCGAGCTTATGGTTGATCTCGGCTAGGTCTTGTTTCGTAACCGGCTCCATTAGTCTTCATCATCCTTCCCTTTAACCTTGTTCTTGAGGCCAAGGACTATTGCAGAAATAACGTCTGCGACTTCCGAATACTTTCCCTGAGAAAGTACGGCTAACGCTCTACGAGCTTGATCGTTGGTGATCTCAATCTGAATCTTGTTTTTCTCCATTGGTTCTCCTAGGTAAAGGCAATAATGTCGCCTCTTGCTCGTAACTGTCCTTCGCAATAAGCGTCGCCATGAATGGTTGGGTTAGTGTCAGGAAGCGGTGTATAGCCCAAAGCTCTAATAACCTGTTCCTTTGTAAGGTTTCCGTCCCACGTAAGGTTCTTTCCGTTGTAGGTAATTCCGTTAGAACTAACCGTAAATGTGTTATTACCTGCTTTGATTGTTACAGGGCCGTTTACAGTGCCGCCTGTAGCTAAGTCAAGGTAATCAGCCTCGTCAATTCGACCGTCAACGTATGCCTTAGTCGCTACCTCTGTTGCATCCTGTGGGTCTCGTGACGTATAAAGAGGGCCTGTCATGGTTCCACCAGCAATATCAAGCGGTGTGTACCCAAGGCCGTCTTCTTTCTTAGCATCAAGCTCCTGAATCAAACGGTCAACGTACTGCTTGGTCGCAGCATGAAGCGAAACTGTCGGGTCATCGTTCAGCGTCAATGGCTCGACCATCTTGATTGCCTTACAGCCGTTGTGATTCTCTGTGGCAAAGTCACCAAGCTGGAGCGTTCCTCTCATTTCAGCAGGGTTTCTATCGTCCAAAAGCTGTCGGGCGTAAGGTGTCAGCGTACATAACGCAGAAGAATTGTCACCTGTAAAGAATACTAAAGTATCTGCTGTAGGCGTTACCTGAGATAAGGCACCTAATGAAGGAGCACCGACCAGCGCAATGAACTTTTGTCGGTTCGGCAACAGCGATGACGTGTGATCTTCTGTACAAATTTGAACGATGTTCTCGATAACTACATAGTCCGTAGCGTGGTAAGCAGTATTAGGTGTCCAGTTTCCACGGAACTTTGCAAAGAAAGCTCCTGTGTTCTGCCATCCTTCTCCATCCTCGTCATACTGACCAGCTCGAATCTGAAGCTGGAAGTCCCCTCCTACACGTAAGCGAATGAAGTCAGGTCTTACGTGGCCTGTGGTATCTGAGAAAATCTCCTCCAACAGATCATAAACTGGACGACTGCCGATTTCACACGCCTCAAGATACGCATCTAGTTCGTGATCTCCCGTTTTTGCGGAAAGGAATCGTAGCTGTTCACCAATCGGTTTTGTTTCTGCCATTACATTGCATCCTTCATGGGAACAAGGTTCCCTTTCATAACTTCCTGTTCGATTTGTTCCTGCGGCATGACGGAGGATTGACCACGCATCTTCTCCATAATTGCCATCTTCTGAGACGGAGTAAGTCCTTCACGAGCTTGTCTCTTTTGGTCGATCTTGAACTGGTCAATATCAGGAACACCCATAGCTCTAATGGACTCTTCAACTAACCTGCCCATGTCGTATTCCATCTGCATACCGGCCTGACCTACAACCTGCATAATTTGCAACCATGTTTCAGGAGAACGTGTCGGTTCAACCGGAAGTGTTCCGTCAACAACGAGGTATTCAACCTCGCCTTCCAACATATTCTGGTCAATATCAACGTAACCATCCTCGGCCATAGACGCAAAAATGGTGTTGGCATCTGTCTCGGACACTCGCAACGACGTATTAAAACGCAACGCATCCTGCACGTTGCTTACCATCATTCGGACGATAGGACGTATTGTCGTTGCAGAAATAATCCGAGACAGAACGCCAAGCCTTTGGCTACCCAACTGGGTTAATCGTGAGATTTCAGTGGCGGAACGGATACCGTCGGATGTCGGCATACCCTGCTGAGCATCTGAAGCGGCAGAAAGTCTCTGCTTCATATCTCCTAAGAGCTGAATATCCTGCCAATGTCCACGAGTAACGTCGGGTATCTGTGCGATCTGAATGCCGTCTCCAGGTTTTGTTCCGGGCAGAGTTCTAACCACGCCCCAGGGATTACGGTTGATAAGGTCGTGAACCGCTACACGTTGCGGGTCAACGAAGATAAGGTTGTTTAAAGCGGACTGTACGTTGTCAATGCGAGAACGAAGCAGCCAAGTGCCAAGGTTATGTAAAGGCAAAAGCAGATCGTAAAGGGATTGCTGATGTGTCTTATGACTGTCAAACCCAAATCCTCCAATCGCACAAGGAAAGCTCTGACCATACGGATTAAGTTGGCAACGAATGACGAAACGCTCGTCCAAAATCGCCACAACCATCCACACTTGTCCGAGTCCTGGCATTCCGATGTCTGCTCCGTTGAAGACAATCCAGGCTTCGTCCACGACATGACTCTTGCCCACACGGAAGTAGCCCACGTCGTTACTGTCGTTAATCTCGGTTTGATTGATATTCCACCCATTGCCTTCCTCCTTGTGCCACGTATGGCTTCTCCAACCAGCGCATTCAATGTCGTTCTCAAGCATCCGAGGATATTTGATTAACTTCGGATAGAGACCCGTTCTTACCAAGGCTGAACCTGAGGCGTGTTCGGAGAACACAATGAACTGCATATTCTGCACATCACCTGCCTGAACTCTCGGGTCAGGGAATGTCTTTCTCGGGTCGGCATTGATCAGCAGATTCGTGTTGAGCTTGTCTGACCACACGACTTTCGTAGGTGCGAAGCCATAGCGAATTGAATCTAGGAAGAGCATGGCTAAATGAGCGTCTGCCGCAGTTTTACGCATCTGCTGGTGCAGTACCCTTTCCAGCAATGCAGAAGCCTTCCTAGACTCTCTATTGAGCCCCTCCAACTGGAACATCGGATTACGCCCAGTAATAGCTGCCATAAAGTAGGTCAGCACCGTGTCGCTGATTGCACGGGTATCAGCAATCACCACCTTGTTTCTGAAGCGTGTAGCATCAGGCGGAACGTACAAATCATGCGCACGGTCACTTTCCTTCCAGTGGTCGTAACGTTTCGAGATAGAGTCATAGGACATTTCGCTGATTACCTTCACATAATCAACAAGTCTCCTCTCTTGATCTTCAGTCAGAAGATCAGAGATGTCCTGATAATTCATCAAAGCCGTCTGATGCTGAGACAGATCAGTTACGAACGCAATATGTTGATTCGGTGAGCTTTGATTTCTGTAATCAAACCAAGCGCTAGTCATAAAAGAGAGAATGACTTAGACACAAAAATATAGTTTGAAAACTGCTATATAAGGGTAAATACCTAAACGTTAAGCATTACATTTATTTCACTTAATACTTATAATGAGAACGTCGATTCGGTAAGCAGTGACGAACTGTAGACGGAGGTCGATGATTTACAAGGCTACTTGGGAATTGTCCGAAGCCGATGACCAAAGCCACGTGAGTAGAGGTGTGAACGACTGGCACGTTGGTTAGTAGTTATCTTGGGAGAGGTTGAGTAGAGACCCCAAAGGACTGGTGCAGAGCGGAGCCGAGCACCAACGAGCTCTACAGCAGGAACCCACAGGAGAGGTTGAAAAATCTCCTGATGTGATTTGACCTGTGCCCTAACCTAGTCTCGGCTGGGTAGGGCGAAGTGCAGGTCGGATTACATTCCGATATGTAATCCGAGAAACGTTACTACAGTAACGTAGTAACAATTAAATATTTCTATATATAAATATTAAATAATATTTTACATATAAATATTTCTCTTAATTACAGTAATAACTATTTATAGTTATTAGGGGTTATTGCGTCTTTAATTATTTAAAATTCAATAAGTTATGTTTATATTAGGGTAATTACTATTATTTTAAGCTTTACATTCGTTTCTTTTGTTGTTACTATTGTTTTCGTAGTTAGTTGCATGGGGATTCTGAGGGCTGTCTTTGGAGGATTTCAACAGACCTCAGTTTTAAGCCTCTTGATACACAGGGGGTTTAAAACTAAATCGGAAGGTGGCAGAGCGGTTGAAAGCGGCGGACTGTTAATCCGCAGGTCGTTGGTTTAAGGCCCACCCTCCGAATCATGTAACGATTAAACGCAGAGGCTGTTAGGAAGGCGAAACACCGAGGACATGGAGCGAGTTTGAAACGCAATCCGCTCGGAAATTGAGAGTTCGAATCTCTCCCTCTGCACCCAAGGGGTTTTTTTATGTGGACAGTCAAAGATAAAGAGCTAAAACAAAAGCTCAGTACATGGTTCACCGACGAAGAGATTGACAGTGAATGCTGTCAGCAAATGTACACCATAGAATCAGTAATAACCCTTCGTAAAAGTCTTTCACCTGCGACTGGTTCAGTCGTATTCGATGTTTCCAAGAACGAGTTTGAATTGACTTACACCCCTAATGGTTGGAATCCTTACCCTCAAGTCACTCCTCCTAATGAAGGAGAATGGCTTGTACAGGATAAGTACGGAGACTTATCTATCAGAGATTTTCATGCAACTTATGGCCCTGAAGGTTGTGACAACTGGTGGGAAAACACACCTTCTCATTACTCCGAAGCAGTGGCTTTCAGAGCTTTACCGGAACCTTACAAGGAAAATAAAAAATGAAACTGAGCTGGTTTGAATGCCGATTTCTTGCGAATAAATTGCAAGAATTAGTCGACGAACGTAAGGTCACGCCTTCAGAGCGGCGTCATTGCGACAATCTTATTCCTCTGTTCAAACGGTTAGCCGAGACACCTCATAGTCCTGATGGGAGAGAACGGGACATGGAGGTTCCGCTTGAAACTCAGTTAGATGAGAAAATCGCCGAGCTGGTTAACCTTGAAGCGGAAGTCGAGAAGAAGACTGACAATTTAGATAAAACCATTGCGTACCTTGCTAAAGATACTTGGGCTCAAATTTATTGTGTACTAAAAATCTTCCTTGTTTTCTCTTTGCTTGGTTCAGTACTTTACACAATCGCATACACAGTTCCTAAAGAGTGGGCGATTTGGGCTCCTATTCCCCTTGCGGTATTACTTGCAATCGTAGAACTGTTCGACAAATTTTTCTCGAAATGGTTTCACGGTCACTGGAAATAGAAAATGAAGAAAGTCGAACTAACAATTGAACAAGCTGAGTTTGTCCTAGATGTAGCAAGACGGTTTGAAAATTTTATTCAAATAGCTTTGTTTATAGAACCTGAATGGAGAAAAGACTTATCAGTAATCAATGTAGCTCCAATGATTGACTTTCTTGTTTACAAGATTCAAAAAGCAAAGGACGAATAGCTATGACAGTGAAAGTAATTCAATGCGATCACAAGAAACGTTTAGACGGATATTGGTTGGAACTCAAAAAACTTGCAGATCGATGGGAAAAAGACCTATCCGATCTTAAGAAGATCGACGAAATCTCGGAAGACGAAGCTCTTTCAGAAGGTGATGTTCTTGAACACCTTTGGGATTACATGGAAGAAGTCAATGCTCTTGCTGACGATATATACGAAGACGAAGAAGATGATGACGAGGAGGAAGAATAATGGAAATTTCACCTCTTCTTATTTACTTCGTTGGACAACTTGATGCTTTTAATGGCGCCTGTGGTCTCACCTTAGTTTTCGGAGGTATCGCTTTAGTGGTTATCAACCTTGTTAAAGCGGTTTCTTACTGTGACGCCGAAACAACTTACGAGCTTAAGGTATATAGCAAAATCAAATTTGTAACCGACAAGACAAATAAACTATTAGGCCCGATTGTGTTTGTTGCTTTTCTCGGCTCAACATTCCTCCCATCACGTAGCACTGTAGCAGCCATGATTGTCGTCCCTGCTATTACGAATAACGCACAGGTGCAGAACATTTCTCACAGCGCTTTACGTTGGGCTGAGGAATACATCAAGAACCAGCTTGAACTCGAAGTTCAGAAAACAACAAAGGTGAAGTAATGCTTCCTGAATGCAAACGTGGGATAAAAATTATCGCCGACCATTACGGCATCAATAATCAAACGGTCAAATTAGCTGAAGAATGTTCGGAGTATTCAGCCTCCTTCTTTAAGTTCCTCGGCTACAGCCACCTGGAATCCAGCCGCAAAGCCAAAAAATATTATGGTCGGAAAAAGAAGTCAGCCTGTATCGCCAACATGAAGGAGTTGGCGGACGTACTGATCTTGGCGAAGCAGATTGAATACCTAATAAATCAACCTGACAACACCAAAATCAAAATTCTGCTGGACGGATACATGGCAGAAAAAATTAAACGTCAACTCATGCGCATTGAAGAGGAGAACAAAAGTGCTTGATTGGAAAGACTATCAGCTTGTATTACCCGACGAATCAGGTCAATATCTTGTTGCTTATAACGAAGGAAGACGCAAACGTCATCCTGAGGACGAAAGAAAAATCAGACATTACTCCATCCGCTTGGCTTATTGGGATGCAGAAAAGCAGTTGTTTGATTTCCCGTCTATGGATGCTTACATCACAGACTGGGCAAAGATTGATGCGCCGATGTACCTTCAGCAGTTTGAAAAAGAAGGTCTCGCCTGTGAACTCAACCTGCATAAAGACTTTCTGTTATGAAAGAGATTAGCAACCTTCTCATAAACGTCGGAACAATCATGTTCCTACCGTACTTATTCAATCAGTTTAAAGATATATCGGAAATGCTAAGGACTAAATCAACCAAGTTTGTTTACGGTTACTTAGCAGTTGGTCTTTTAATCGTATTAGTAGGAGTTGTTGTTGAACAGTTAGCAACGTAAACATTTATGGATTATCAAGAAACAAACCAAGACAAAATCCTAAGTTTCTTGAGTAAGCAAAATTTGGAAGCAAAGACCGTAAGAGAGATTCAGAAAGAAACTCAAATCGGCAAGGAGAAACAAAACCCGCTAAAGCCAGTCTGGGAAGCATTAAGCAGGTTAGAGAAGGATAAAAAAGTATTCCGATTCAGCGTCGATAATCAGGATTACTTCACGTTGTACGCTCGACGCAACAAGTGTTACGCAATGGTAAAGACTCGGCAGAGTGCTCATGCACGACGAATCAATTACCTCCTAGGAGTGACCCTTCCATCCAAACTTGCAAGAACACCTTCGATCAATCCGTTGGATGACGGAGAAACCAAACGTTTCGATTCAGGTCATTACCGTAATCGTTACATGGAAAACGAAACCAACGAAGAGATCAAAATCCTATAGGAGAGGCAAATGGATAATAAGAAAGAGTTGGTATGGCACGACTATACCGAAGAAGAACCTCCACAAGGCGGTTCCTACTTGACTGTTGTTCTTGCCGGGACAACAAGCAGTGACGAGATTTTTGTCAATCAATCGGTCGCCCACTTCTCTATGGAGACGGGCGACTTTAATTTACCTAACGTACTCTACTGGGCTGAGTTGGTCTATCCCGATGATATTGACCCTGACTCCTACTACATGGACAGGGATGACAACTTAAATCGTCCTCCCAAGAAGTTTCTAAACGAAGGTGTTAGGTAATGGAAATTGTTTTATCTGATGCTGAAATGACGATGGCTGCTAATGTCGGAGTGATGCGCAGAATCTCGTCAATCAAGCAGAAACTCAAGAACATCATCAAGCTCACAGAGTATGAAAAATGGGGTATCGACATTTGCGGAGCCTTTGGAGAGATGGCTGTCGCTAAGGCCTTAGGTCTTTACTGGGAAGGCGGTGTCGATACTTTCAAAGCTCCCGACATTGGCAAGTTTCAAGTCAGGAGCTCTCGTCATACAAATGGTCGTCTGATTGTCCGTGACAATGATCACGATGACGACATCTTCATTCTTGTTGTGGGCAAAGCTCCGTCCTTTGAAATCGTTGGGTGGATTAAAGGTAAGGACGCAAAGACCGATGCCTACCTTGACAATCCAAATGAACTCAGACCTGCATGGTTTGTACCGCAGGAAGCATTACATCCGATCTCAGAACTCAAGGAGAAGATCAATGAATCAAGACAGAATAATTAACGAACCTGTTTCTATCACCAACTTTTTACCTAAGGACTACACCAGCGAAAAGAAGATGTACCAACTGCATAGAGATATTCTTGTGCAGTTGCATCAGACTTATGCACGTAAGAATCACGACTACGGAAACTCGTTTCACAAAGTTCGTGAAGAATTTCCCAATGCTATTTTGATTCGGTTGATGGATAAGCTCGAAAGATTGAAGGCTCTATACAACTCCCCTGCTTTGGTTGATGAATCTATCGAAGACACCCTCCTCGATTTGGCGAACTACGCAATCATGGAAGTGGTTGAGCGACGAATGTCATTGGCTAAGAACAAATAAACACAAGGCTTCCGAAAGGGAAGCCTTTTTTATAAAATGAAGCCAAGGAGAATACAAAATGAAAAAATTACTAATTGGCCTCTTGCTCTCTACAGTGACCTTTAATTCGTTTTCCGCCGTTTTAGAAGACGAGAACCGTTTTTTTATACACGGTTCAAAAGACCTTTGGCTTTTTAAAAATGGTTATGTATCTAACCCTCCTTACGCATCTATTTGGACAGGCATGAACGTAGTTGGGGAAAAATATAGTTCAGATAGAATGCTAATCACATTTAACTGCAAACTAAGAAAGTACCGCCTTGAGGCTATATTTGAATATTCTCTTCCAGATAATAAAGGTTCTGTACTATTTGAAAGTTATGAGCCGACACCGTGGCGTCCTGTAGAACCTGACGGATACTTTAACTTTTTATATGAAATAGCTTGTGGTAAAAATTAACAGCTACTCACCCCAACTGGCAAACTCACCTAACGCCTGACCAAACGAACCTTGCCAACCGTACTTGTCTTCGTGTAGGTCATTCCCAAACATAAGGTCGCCTTTAAAATCGGGAGAGACGATGTAGTTCCCAATGGATTCATTAAAGAACTTCTCTCCCGTTACAACCATCTTAGAAGCCACATCAATTACGATCACCAACGAGTCCACTTGGTCATCATGTTTGCCGGAAGGAAACTGACTAAGTTCTGTTTCCCAATCGTCCAGCCAATCCGCTTCTTCAGGAATAAACACTCGTCCGCCTTCAATGATCGGAGTAATCGAAGTACAACGATTAGTCTTATCGTTTGTGCCAGGTTTCCACGGCAGAATCGTAAGAGAACTTCCGTGTCTCATATCCTGAATTAGTGACTGACCCGAAGCAGCGTCTTCAACATACCAACCTCTAAGCCCTCTTCCTCTCCATACGGAGTTAATATTCACTAGCTTACGTTTAAGGTCAGGATATTCCAGCTTCTCTCGGTAAACCTTCAGAATGTAGATGTCTCCCAGCTCTGTAATCCCAGCTACCGTAATCACCGAGAAGTCGTTCCAGCTCTTAGTTTTAAACGCCGTATCCAATCCGATCACAATCGCATGAAATTCCGTCGGACAAGTCTCAGGCGTGTAACGCTTAAACCAACTGGTCTTGATGATGTTGCCGCCTAAGACGTAAGGATTCTGCTGATACAGAGCTTCAAACTCTCGGTCTCCGATTCGTTCTCGAATTTTCTTGAGTTCCTTCAGCGGAAAACGTTCAGGCCAAAGGGCAACTTCCCTTTCACAGCTTACGTACTTGTCAGACTTGTTCATGTACGAGCTTGTGATGTTTACGTACTTCCCGTTAACGATAATACGTGCGGGAATATACCTCGGGTCATCCTTAGGAAGGTCACTCCGTTTGATTTCAACTCCGGATTCAATCGTCCGAATAGCCGGATAATTCAGATGGAACCATTCCCCACGTTTAAACTCGTCGGACTCCATGATACGAGCACCGATGTCATCAGGATTCCAACGGGTATGCGTGACAATAAGAATCGGCGGTTTGCCATTCCTATGCGGTTGCATACGAGTAAGCAAAGACGCTGTGTAGAAGTCCCAAATCTTGTTTCTCTTGACGGTACTGTCAGCCTCTTCTCGTGTCTTATACGGGTCATCAACGATCAGGATATTCGCACCACGACCTGTTGTTGTACCGCCCATACCCACTGCATAGTAGGCTCCGCCTTCTACTGTCTTCCAAAAGTCCACAGCTCGACTTTCCTGGCTGAGCTTGAACTTAGGAAACGACTTCAAGTTCGCAGGATTCGTAACGATCTCTCGTGTCTGTCTGCCAAAGGTAGCAGCCAACTCCGAGTTATACCCAGCTACCATGATCTCTCGTGTCGGGTCTCGCATCATGCAGTAGGCGGGAAAGTTAATCGTCCCATAAAAAGACTTCGCATGACGAGGAGGCATTGTAATGAGGAGCTTACGAATCGGAACTCCGTGACTGTTGATCAGTTCGTCCTTCTCTAATAAGTCCAAAGTCTTAACCAACTCTTCCTGAAAGTCCGCTCGGACAAAATCAGGATAGTTGTAGTCCATGAAATTTGGATAACTAAGTGCCGCTTTCTTGATCTTCAGCAGGTATCTCGCCGCTTCCTGCTGTGTTACCTGAGTTCTTACGTTTTGCATAAACCTCTCTGTCTATCTGTCTGAGTCTTTCCTGATCTTCCTCGCTCACTTCAAAGATGTGCGGATAACGCTGTTTTAATTCCTGAAGGTGAATCCCAGTGATGTCCTCTTCAATGCCCAATCCCTTACCAGTCGTGAACACCAAGGGGTTGACTTCTTTGTCATATCGTCTCTGTTCTGCAGCTTGTTTCTTTTCAATCTCACGTTGAACAACACTCTTGCTTCGTCTTCCTTTTAACGGGTTCACTCTGAACTCACGAAACGTCTTGTTCCTAGACTCCTTGATGTCTTCGGTAATCGCTCGTTCCGCAGACCTTAATCCGCATCCATACCCAATGTCCTGATCATCAAGCTCCTTCGTCTTACGCCTTGTAGCGGCTCTTTTAGCCACTACTTCAGCCATCTTCTGCTTGATCTCTTCCTCTGAGTACCCCTTGTCTCTCCATCTCTGCTCAAGACTTCTGCCGTTCTTCTCTCTGATCTTTGCTATCTGCTCAGGAGTATGAGCTGGTTGTGCTTTTTCCTGTCTCCTAGCCTCTGCTTTAGCCGCTTCTTCAGGTTTCTGCATCGCCAACCGAGTTATATATTTCTTCTCCGCATCGTCAAGAGCTTGAATGTTTGCCAGTTCTCGTATAACTTCTCGTCTTGTCTCTTCGGTTTCCACTCTGCTTTCGGATGCTTCAATCTCCTTAGCCTCAATTTCAATCGTGTTAAGACGTTCCTGAACCTCTCGTTTCTTACCAAGTGCCAAAGCCTCCAATTCCTCAATCGACAAATCCTCCACTCTCTTCTGTGTGTTGTCTTCAATGGACACGCTCTGCATCTTCGGAATTACACGTTCCGTCAGCAACGCATACAAACGAACCTGAGAAGATTTCCAAGCCTTATTCCCAAGGATGACCTGTTCTACTTCCGGCAAATTTCTCCTAACGACTTCAAACATCTCACGTCTTAATGCCGCAATCTCGTCAGGTCTTACAGCTCTCTTCGCATACAGCGAAGCAATATTGGCTGACTTCATTGCATACCTAACGTTTGGAGCAACTTTCTTGTTGACTTCCTTCAACTGACTCTCGGGAACCATCACAGCATCAGGTTTACCTATCCCAAGGCTTGTCTCAAACGCAGGTATTAAGCGATCATCCGTTTGTACTGCTTCTTCCATTTCTTCTCCTTGTCTGTAAACTGCTGAACCAAAGCATCAACAATGTCTTCGACTAAGTAGGCTTCAATCTCTTCCCCAGGTTTTTCTTCACAGATGTATCTAAGAAAACCTTGCTTCACATGAACGGCTTCGTGAATGAGCGTCATCATGTATTCGTGTTTGTAACGCTGATTAAAACCAGCCTTTGTGTTTAGGTACACAACGTGTACCAATCCTTCTTTGTCGTTAGGAATGCAACACGTATAACCGCCAACGTCTTCTAGGCAGAAAGAGTCGATGTCTAACGTTTTGTGTACGTCGTATTTGTGTACGAGGTTCCTGAGTTCGTCTTCTGCGTTTACCAGAATGACTTTGCCGATCTTTAATCCTGTGTCCATAGCGTTCTAAAAATTTGGTGAAAATTTGAGAGGGACTAAGTGACACTGAATGCGACGCCCGAAGGCGAAAGCGGGGGTACGCCCCCTAGTGTCACAACCCCTTTTTTAGGGGATTCAGCCCCGATTTCTTTGATTTTATATATGGTTTTTCAATCTGATATTGGGAAAACTCTTCAATCCTCAACTCTCCACCCTCTCTCGTGCGTATGCACCCGTAGTCCTCAAAGAGGACTAGTGAAGATTGGGGTCATGATTAACCAACTCGAAAGGAGTTACACCATGACGAACAAGTCCTACACATCCATGACCGCTCTCGAACTCATCGCTATCGCCGCTACAACGCCCGAAGCCGTGACAGAAATGCGCAGACGCATGGCTAACACACGCAACCTCGCTCACGCCAACAGCGCAAAGGTTCGCTCTTACAACTCGATGGCCAAGTTCTTCGGAGAAGAACCGATGGTCTTCACACGCAAGGACGGAACCGAACTCGCACTCGCCAAGTCCAAACCCGCAATGAAGTCTGCGAAGACCGTTGCCAAGAAGGTCACGAAGCAGGTTGCAAAGACTTCCAACACGCTCACGAAGCGTGTGGAAAAGCTCGAAGCTGACATCGCTTCCATCGCCAACACACAGGCACAAATCCTCAGCCTCCTCAACAAGCTGAGCAAGTAACACTCACACAAAGCTCCCGTCGGGGAGCTTTTTTCATGTTCTCTGAAGCCGCATTCGTGCGGCTTTTTGGCGTTGTAAGCATAGGAGAAACAACCATGAAATATCCGAAATATCCGTCCACAAAGAAAGGCGTGAAAGCCTATTGGAGCAAAGTAATGGCCATCTGCAAGACAGAAGATTTCCTTTACGTTAAGCCTTCATACGTATCACCTGCACATAAAGCACCGGCTCTTCCTGTTCGTTTCGTAAGGAAACAACCCGCATAAACATCACAACCTTTCCCCTCTAACGAGGGGACAAAGCCATACGCATTCGCATGAGTGTTTATGGCTTTTTTTCTTATCTGTCCATAGGAGGACATCATGACTGCAAAGTATGTCAAAACCGATCGTGGTTACGACGTTATTTCCCCTCTCGGTAATTTCACGATTCATGTGCTGCAACCATCGAAGAACTATTTCTTCTGCATCAGTTGCACTGCATCCATTCCGTCCACGGAAAAGTCAATCAAGTTCCATCCTGCATTCCGTTGTGCATGGCACAGCCTTCGTCAAATGAAGGAAGCAATGGAAGAGCTAGTCACTGACTGCATTCATTCCGAAAACGTCCGCAAGGCCGCTCTCCAAAAGTATGGCCCGAAAGGTCTTCGTTCTTTCTACGAAATCAACAAGCTGTTTAAGGAGTTCTAATCATGTGTGCTCACAAAGTATTCGCAAAGATTCACCTCGATGGTGCTGACTTCTACGAACCTGAAGGTGTGAAGTTAGACGAGATCACCTGTGTTATCTACGGTGACCCTGAGCTTGTTCAGGTTGAAGTCTGCGGTCGTATGGAAACCGTTGAGATTGGAGCAATCAACGAGTTCCTCGAAGACGAAGGTAAAGGTGAACACTTTTCCTATCGTGACGCAATTGCCGGAGTTCTCAACGATCACGGTTTCGATGTTGAGTTTGTGGAGGGTTCGTTATGAGTGATCGTGAATATGACGAGCTGATTAACAAGCTCGAAGCAATCATCTACCCCATCGTTTTTTTAGTCGTCGCTCTTATGAGCGTCTTTGGAATCATCCCGTAACTTGGAGTTAAATCATGCAAAAGACTAAGACAATCACCGGTGTTCTCCTCTCTGTTAATCCTCACAACGCTAAGGCTGAAGCAAAGATCGTCACGTATCGAGACTGTCTCGAAGAGATGTATCGGCTCATTGGCTGCGAATGTTTTGACTGCACAACTCTGAAGCTGGGCGATCAGTTGATTGATGCATACGTTGACGACGAAGGTCTCATGAAAGAGTCCCCGATTGCACTCACATACATTGGTGGTCGTGAGTTAGCAGGGAACATCCTGCTCATTGGTCACGACGACGAAGGCAACAGCGTTTCTCTTACTAAGGAGCAGATTGACATCATCAGTTCTGTTGTAAGCAACGGTCTTCATGTTTTTATTATGGAGTAAATCATGTCCGAATGTTTAATCCTCGCATTTGAAAGACCTTCTCAAGGCAATCCAGTTCCTTACATCTATGTGCATTGGTCGAACGGTTATTCAGAACTCCAAGAATGGATGCGGTTAGCCAAGACTTTCTTTGGTTGTTTGCCGTTAGACAGTGATATTTCCTACGCATTCGCAAGGTTGGTTGGTCTGATCTGTGTCATGAGAGGTATCGACAAAACAACTGGTGTGGGTGTCGGCATTACCGACGACCCTGACATCGGAGATTACTACGACATGGGTCTATGGGTTATCCGTGATGGTTGGAAGCTCACCCATTACGGCGCAATGGAAGACGGATTCATGGAGAGTTAATTATGAGAACAGAAATGTTATTACCCGTCATTTGGAACGAAGCAAACCTTAACGACAAGTACAAACTTATTGCTGAGACAGACGAAATCGCAGACGTTTGCGGATTTGAAAACGATCCTGAGTTTGGAGTTGATGTTTTCTTTGGCATCTTCGGAGAACAGGAAAAGATCGCTGGTAGATTTCCGTCCTGCAAGTTGTGGTTCTTCCGCAGACCTTACGGTAAAGGAACAATTGTTGACTTCGACATTGACTGGGATGTCGGCTACTACTCGGAGTACGAAGACGAATACAACCACGAAGTAAACCTCACCGAACTCGGTGGAGAAGACTTCGCAAACAAACTGGGTATCCTTGAAACATCCTTAGCCAAAGACTTAGCCAAGAAGTTAGCAAAGAAACTGAACACCTACTTTGATTACGTAATCAAGGAGAACTGTCTATGTATCTAGCAACCTATATGGATACCAACTTCCCCGCCTTGCTTGTTCAATGTCCTAACGTTGAATACGTCAACGCAGTTTTAGCTTCCGCTCCTGCTGAGTTGAGTTGCGTAAACCTCGCAAGGATATGTTCTTATCTCTGCAAGAAAATCAAGACAGGAATTTATATCACCGTCTTGGATGGAGTCCTTCCGCCTGATGATCTGTACATGATCAAGGTTGACTACGCCAATCATTTGTATCTCAAACGAATTTGAACCCTTCCAGTTTTATCTCAATCAAGGACAGGAACACAAAAAGTTTCTGTCCTTTTTCTTTAAAGGTACTTATATGTTTACACGTACTCACTTCACATACACTGCCCTTCGTATCTCCGCTATCACCGACATCATCAAAGCACTCCCGGCCAAGAACCCCGGCAAACAAACTGTTGACAGTTCCGTCCTGCTGCTCGAAGAACTCTACGCTCGTATCTCCAAGCGTGTTTCTCAGAAAGCAAAGCTCTACCCCGAACTGTGCCAAGGCTTCATTGTCGTTGCTGACTTCGTTGGCAACCACATCAAGAAGGCATCCCCCGAAGCTGTTGCGTTAACAAAAGAAATGGTTGAAACGGATGACTATAAGGTTTGCAGTAAAGCTGTAGCAGATTTCCTCACAAATCACTACGCAAAAGAGAAGGCCGAAGCAGAGAAGAAACAGCAGGAACAAGAGCAGAAAGTCGAAGAACCTCAGGCCGAGACGCCTAAACCTGAACCTGTTGAACCTGAGAAACAGGAACCTGAAGTTGTTACGACACAGGAGAAAGAACCGCAGGAATCTGCAACACCTTCTAGTACAGAAGAAACTCCTCTTGTTTCCAACGCAACAGAAAGTAATAGTAACATTACGGAAATTATGGAAACAATCTACAAAACTATGACCGACAACGGAATCACAACAGCGACACTGGTTTCGTTCTTAGTTAGCAAATCCGCAAATTAAACAAGGAATCAACATGACATACGATACCTATATCAATACCATTGAAAGATTCGACGCAAGAACAATTTCAGCTGATGAAAAGTACGCTCTCACCCATCTTATAACATGGAGTGACATTGAAACCATCACCCTTCCTGGTGAAATGGGAGTTGCGATTGATGAAGCCATTGCTCATTTGATACCTGATGGTGCTCCGCTCTCCGTGTATTCAGATCGTTGCAGAGAGGTCGTTAAAAAATTAGACCCATACACCATTACAATCATTAACGCATACATAAAGAAATTATGTAATGACTTTCCTGATAAGTGTCATCTTCATTTACAGGGAGAGCCGTCCTTGCAATTACTCATTACCTCGCTCGGTTTTCAAAGTCTTCTTGCTTGTGCAATTGGAGTCCTGACTGAGAATCCGATGCTGATTATCTATGCGATAGACGCATACTTTTTCAATCTTGGTACGGGTAAGGACGGCACTGGTGTGATGGGTATATCTCTAGCTTCCGTAAGAGATTATGTAAACAAGCATCAATATGGAGATACTTATTTCTACGATGACGCTAAACCTCTTCCGCCCTTCCCTTTCTACAAAGACGGCGACAACAACTACTGCTACGACAGTAATGCTTATGGCGATTTGCTTACTGATGTAATGAACGGAAACCCGATTAACACCAAGCTTTTATTTCCTGCATTTATCAATGGCCTATCCAAGTTATCCACTCGAGTTGGCATTCGTGAATTAGAACCTGCAACTAAAGGAACAACCATGTTTACTCTTACCGACAATCAAAAGAACATTATTGACGCAGTGTTAAAACCCACTGGTGCTCCTTCTGCATCCGAGCTTATTGCATTAGCCAATGAATGCGCAGGTAAAAAGGAAGAGGTTAAAACCTTAGAGCAGAAAGTATCAGAACTCACGGCTCAGGTTGCCACGTTGTCAACCCAACAGTCTGCATCCTTTGAAGTACCTGCGTCCGATGGAAACATTCCGAGCGGTAAGTCTAAAGAGTACAAAGTTGAAACTCTCTTCCCAGTGCTCAAGAAAGCCAACGTTTCTTTCCCCATCACTGGCTATGAATGGGATGGCAAACATCCTCACGTACCTGAGATCAATCCCAATTATGTATTCAAGATCGAGAGCTTACTTCCTATCCTCATGGGCTTAGCCAACGGTGAAAACATTTGGTTGTCAGGACATACTGGCACAGGCAAGACAACATTGATCGAACAGATTTGCGCACGTTTGAATTACCCGTTAGTCAGAGTTGCATTCGACCATGCGATTGATCGTTACGAACTCATGGGAACAACGACATTGATCTCCGACGGCAAGGGTGGAACAAAGTCTCAGTTCAATCCTGGCATCCTGGAGCAGACGTTGCCGAATGGTTATGTCCTCTTATGTGACGAGCTTGATTGTGCAAGACCTGATTCCCTGTACGTTATGCAGGATGTGCTTGAACATAAAACTAAGTTCGTTCTTGAATCCAATGATGATACTGGCACTAAGGCTAGAGAGATTCACTTCCATCCGATGTCTCGAATCATTGCAACAGGAAACACCAAAGGCAACGGTGATCAGTTCAATCTGTATCCTGCTTGTCGAACCCTTTCAGCAGCTACCCTCGACAGATTTACAACGTGGGTAGAGGTTGAGTACCTGAGTCCGAAAGAGGAGAAGGAACTTCTTAAGAAGTCAGGCTTAGTTGGTGCGATGACAGCTAAACAAATTGATTCCATCACGGAGTTTGCTCGTTGCATGAGAGACAGTTTCATTAACGGACGAATCCCAGTCTCGTTCTCACCCAGAAGAGAACTTCAGTTCGCAAAGAAAACAAACTTCCTTATGGGTGTAGCCAAGTATGACTTCGCTAAAGCCACTCGTGTTGCGTTACAAGCAGTGGTTGTTGCCTCAGCAGACAAGGACTCAGTCGATTCAATTCTCTCCCTCGCACAGGTTGCCTTTGGTATTGATAACACTAAGGCTTACAAGAATATTTTCTAAGGATTGACCATGAACAACAGTAGATTTATTCAAGCAACGTGTGACACATCGAAAGCCGTTGGAAGAAACAACGGTATTAAAGTTCGGTTCTCAGGAGATGGTGCTTACACAGATGGCTCAACGATTACGTTGCCTTCTCTTCCTCCGTTTGGAAATATCTCTGATAAACAAATGAAAATCTTTCAGGGTTACAGAGACCATGAAACAATGCACATCTTACTTTCTCACATGGAGGACTATTCAAAAAACAGGATAAAGCGTTGGGTAAATCACAATGAGATAGATAAGAAACTCACCTTCAATTGCCTGGAAGACATACGTATAGAACGTTGTGCTAACGAAGCATACTTCGGCATGGCTTCTAACATTCACGCTGTAAATCAAAGTCTAGGCGAAGACGTTCTTGAAACAATTAAGAAGGAGCAGGAGAAATGGAAAAAGAAAGGTAAGGATGTAACCGCTGAGACGCTGTATGAGCCGTTGTACTACGCACACATGGTGACGATGGCTCGTGCACGTATGACTGCCGGATTTGAATATGACCCGCTGTTTAATATCTACGATACTGCTTCCGATAAATGGAAACAGTTTGCGGATAGATGGGCACAAAAAATCAACTCTGTCCCTACAGGATGGACACCTCACGGTGTTGATCAGCAGGTTTCTTTAGACGGCGTTAAGAAAGTGTTCTCCCTGGTTCCTGCTTTCATTGCTGAAGTTGATAAGCTAAACCAGCAAAAAGAAGAGAAAGAGCAACAGCAACAACAGGCACAAGGGAATAACAAAAAGAAAAACGGTAAAGCGATGTTGGCAGATCAACAGCTTTCTGCTTCTCAGAATCCCGATCAACAAGACCAAAGCGAAGAAGGGAAAGGAACTAGGGATTCGAACAAGCTAAAGGCTGAGGATAAATCTAAGGCTGACGCTGAAGTAAATGCTGATCAAAGTCAAGCTCAAGAGGACAAAGCTGATCAGCAAAAGAAAGAGAATACATCCTCTAGCCAAAGAAAAGGAATGGGAAATGAGGAGACACAAAATTATCGATTCGATAAGGAAGCGGCACAGAAGGCATTAGTCAATGATATTAGTGCCGAGCTTAGCAGTGAGGAAGACTTTCCTTATTCGTCGCTGTTTACAGAGAAAGTAAATAGCTATGAAATTTACTACAGTTTTCGTGGCGATTTAAATTCCGCTAACGCTGACAAATTATTCGGCGCTGTGAAGGATGATGTAATCAAGGCTAAGCGTGGATTAGAGATAGCTTTACAGGCTCGTAACGATGTTGACATGAAGAGCGGAGCCTTAAGAGGTAAGCTCGATTCAAAACGCCTCGTTGAAGCTGTGACTGGCAGCCCTTATGTATACAGGAATCGCAAAGACGGAAGAGAGATGGACACAACCGTCACATTCTTAATGGATACAAGCGGTTCGATGCTAATGAAAAGGATGTTTGAATCAACTAAAACAGCCTACGTTTTATGCAAGGCTTGTGAATCTGTGGGATGTCGAACTGAAATCTTTGCCTTTCCCGGACATGGAAGGGACTTTATTTTTGAGTCAAAAGCAACAGGTGAAAAGATATTTAAAAATCTCACCGCAATCAAAACGCTAAGCGAAAGGATAGACCTACCAGTTGTCAAAGGAAGATTGGAGTTTACCTCACACGGTGGCTTCGGTTACACACCAATTGCTGAAGCTGTAACTATCTTATTGCTTCGCCAAGCAAGTATGCTGACCAAGAAAAAAATTCTTATCGTCCTTACTGACGGTATTCTTTACGATGATGCGGAGGAATACTTATCTGTTAACTGTAAAAAGTTTGCAGATAAAAACGGAATCCACTTATTCGGAATAGGTCTCGGGGTTGAGTTGGATAAGGCGTTCAAGGACTGTGTAAAAGTAGAGTGTGGAGACATAAGCCGCAAAGTCTTAACCCGTATGGCACAGATCATCGCAGAGGAGAAATAACATGGGCATCATCCCTATCGAAGAAGCTATGAAACTCAGCCCCACTGCTCGTGAGATTTGTTTGAGGTTAAGGAAAATGTCGCTCGATAAGATTTGGTATGCGTGTCTTGAACAAACTCACGATAGAGAAAAAGCAGTTGAAATTTATAACCAATACGTTCGTATGCAGGAGGACGAATGGAGAAAAGATCAAATCAAATTTGAGAATCAATCTGCTCGATACAAGAGCTTCGAGCGGTGGAGAAGAAAAAAACCGTACTATAAATGCTAGGTAATTAAAAAAATAAAAGGAAAACTTTCAGGTAATCACACCTAAACATTGCTGTGGAAAGAAAGTATAGGTATAATTATTTCCAATCCTTTCTTTATAGGAGATATAGGAGACAAGTGATGGAAAAATTAAAAACCGAATTTCGTTTCCTAAGAGCTGAACGAGACTTTTACAAAAGAGCTTACGAGGAGTTGCTTCAGAGGCTATCTACAGGTGAGTTTAACCTGAAAACACAGGCCGTTCACAACGATCTTCCTGTTACAGACAAAATTGAGACGAACGTAATAGTCGAACTCAAATCTATGACTGTTAAACGTCTCCTTATTTTAAGCGCCTTCTTTTTATACGGCGCAAAGATAGACGAACTCAGCAAGGTGTTCGATGTTAGTGAGAACTCGATAAGAGTGAACTTGTTCAGAGCAAGGGAAGCACTTGGAATGAACAACGGAGCTCAGCGTGTTCTTGAAGTTACTGAAGGATTAAAACAATATGACAGCAAGGAGTTTCAGCAAAAAACAGGGGTTCCAAAAGATTGGTGGGAACACAGAGACGAATACAGGGATCGAATTAAACAAATTCCTGACAGACTTCGTTGATGTATTTTCCACCGACGAATTGTATGAAATTCTTAATGCTTACATGGAGGAAAATTACAAAGACATAGGAAACAGCCTATGGAAAAAGATGTACCGCACATTTTTATGCATGGATGAATGGGAAGTTCTTAATTTTATTGACGAGAACTTCCCTATTTTTATGGCTCGTTTCACTCTTCGTTCTTATAAGGAAAGGAACACAAAATGAGAGTAAATGATCTGATAGATAAGTACGTAGCGTACAAACTTCTTGAAGCTCCGCAACTCGGAGCTTCTCTTTTAGAGAAGCTGAGAACCATTCGTCAGGTGTTCGGTGAGCTGGACGCTGAGACGGACGGCGTGGAGTTGGCAGCGATTGCCTCCCATCATTGGGAAGGCAAAGCTCCTGCGACACGTCAAAGGATTCTCGTACAAGTGAGAGCGATAAGAAACTTCGGTTATCGTTCGGCACTGATCGGTAGACCGACTCCTATTCCTCTCCCCTACGTGAATAATACACGGTATGTAGACATATCGCCTGAACAACTCCACATGATTCTCGAAGTAGCAAAGAGAGTTTACCCTTGGGCTTACCCTTCCCTTCTCTTTCTTGCACATACTGGTGCACGTTTGGGTGAAGCAATGAGGTTTACCTATCAGGACTTCAGGTCTGACGGCAAAGCCATTGTGATTCACAAACCTGTTGACAGAAGGGCAAAGACAATCGAACGAGTTGTTCCGCTCACCAAAGAGCTGAGAAGTTTGTTCCAATGTGGAGCGGTTCCGTTTTTATATCCGGACGGAAAGAGAATCCCTAATCATAACGAAGCATCTCGTGTCTTAGGTAAAGCATTGAAAGTCTGCTGTGAAATCCTCGGTTATCAAAAACTGAGGCTTCACGATTTAAGACACGCATATGCCGCCTTAATCGCTTCATACGGAGGAGATTTAGCCGACATAGCTTCTGCATTAGGACATTCCAATCTTCAAATGACGATGCGATACAGAGGCTTAGTGAGGAACAAGCTGGAATCTATCGTTGAGAAAATCTAGGAGCAAATCATGGACAACTTCACAGAAAGTTTTAATCCGTATCATAAGTACGAAAACTTTGAATGCTATGTAAAACTTAACATGGAGTACTTAAAGACAACTGATGGTTATAAGTTTTACAAGATTGATGATGGTCTCACAAATATTCTGCTTAACAAATCCCTACTTGATGACGAAAAGTATAAAGAGTATGCCGATTTACTTTCGAAGTATGAGGCTGACTTCACATACGACTGCGAAGAACCAATCGAAGGATATGACGACATCACTGGTAAGTTTGGGAAGGTTTGCCGGGTAGCTTTTTATCCTAAGAAAGGATTGACTTTATCGTACAAAAATGTTCTGAGATTAAGAGAGTTTCTCGACGATGCGAACGAATACATCTACCAAAAGAAAACACTTTACGCAGGACGCAAAGACTTAGAAGCAAAAGTTGAGAAAGAACTTGAAGAAGTTAACCAGCACATCGGATTACTCGACGATTACATTTGGGAGATGAGAAATGAGAAGAACTGAACTTTTGAAGTATGTCCGTGAGATGCAGAAGCCTTGTATCTGTTTAATAGACGATAGATACTACACAAGAAGAAGTCCTGCGGATATATATAGGTTGACATTTGTAAGAGACAAGCACGGAATACGATGCTACGACCTTGCCAATAATTGCAAGTTGATTTCCTTCGCCCAAGACGATTCTGACCTAAATATATTTCGATTGGGTGTCGCAAATCTAACCGACCGCATTGACGCAATGAGTTTTATTGAGTTTTATAAGACCAAGAAACGTGCCCGACAGCGATTGGAAGAGAGGCGGGAAGACCTAGATGTGGATACTTACAAGCGACTTA